CATTGGCTCTGGTAATTGTGTTTACGAAATGTGGTGGTAAAGTGTCCAGTTCCCTGCCGTAGAAATTATTTGGATTTATCTTCATTAGGCACCCCAAACATCGTCGTACATCGGTGGTTCCTGTTTGTCTGGCTTCATTGTGTGTGCCTTGCCGTGGAACTGTTTGAATGTGTAATAAGACGCGAATATGATCGCCAAGTGTCCTCCAAACCATCCCAACCAAATGTCAACCTGCATCGTTCCCCATATGTAAATTGTGAAAGCAGTGCTCCAAATGAAACTGAGAGTCAAAAGTATTTGTAGCCTCACGGTTTTTGGTAGAGCCCGCAGGTCGTTCTTGCTGTCATCGAATAAAATTGTAGCAGTATCGATCATCCAGTTCCTTAGGCATTTGACTTTTTCAAGTTTGCCCGAGTATGGGTTAGTGTTCGGGAACAACATCATGTTAGGTAACTCCATAGTGCTATTACTAATAATCCAAAACTCATTATAGATATAGATACTTCATTGAAGAACCAATCCTTGAATGTTTCCCATAGTAGTGATATCAGTTGCCTATCCACCATAGTACCTCACGGTTGCAATCACTATCACTAAGATAAAGATCGCGGTAGAAATGTATAAAACTTTTTCGTCGTTAGTCATCGTACTGCACAGTGAGACCGAACGGTGCCTCAATGTTCCTTTCGTATGGGTTGTTGATCAAGAATATAGTGTCGCAGTAGTCTGGGTCACCCCAACTGTTCCAAGGCCAACCGTCAGTGAACATAACGAACTTCTTGGGCTCTATGCCCTCGTCCTTCATGTACGTCCAGTTGCACTCGAACTCAGTACCGCCACCTGAACCAAGTTTGTAGTCTAACAATTCATCCATGTTGTCCGGAGTGAACACTTTGGGATTGAACACTGCTGTGTCGAAACTCCAAAGATGTATCCTGAAGTCCTTGTACTGGTCCATTATGTTTTTCACTTCTGTCAAGAACTCCTTGCACTGGTCATCGCTGATAGAACCACTCGCGTCTAGGGCCAGACAAATGTCAATCATCTCGTCATTGTTCTGTCCAGGTAGTATCGCAGATGTGTGCCAACTCTTCCTACTAGGTCTCATCCAAGTGTAGTCAGACTTTATGGTGCTCATTATCTGTTGTTGTAAGATCTCTCTCCAGTCCATCTTTGGCTCTGTAAGGTCTTTCACTAGTCTCTGTAAGGCACCTGGTAAGTTTCCTGCGCCTGTAGATTGTGCCGCACTCACCATTGCCTCTTTGACTTCATCTCTGATCTTCTTCAATTCCTCTTTTGTGTAAACCGGCTTAGAGCTCTTCTTGTCACCATCTTTGCCCTTGCCCTTGCTACCACCTTCGCCGTCTTCCTTGCCCCAATCAACGTGCTCATCCATAAGTTCACCCAACTTGCTCATGTCTATCTTCTTGGCGTTCTTGTACAGGTGATCGTATATTCTCTCTGCTGGCCAGTCCTTGTATTTGTCGTCTTGGAAGCCCTTGTTCTCGCCCTTCTCACCTTTTGGCATCTCACCGATGTTGCCATCCTTCAGGATCTGGTTCACAGCATAGTCTGCCGCTATGTTCCAAAGTTGTGGATCTCTATTTCCTATCCTCACCATCATGTGTTCGAATACGTTGTGTAGAACTTCATGTCCAAACAGGAACTCTGCTTCTCTAGGGTTCAATGAGTCTATGAATTTGGTGTTGTAGAAGAAGTGTCTGCCGTCAGTGCCCGCAGTTGGACACCAGTCATCGGCGTTTACCAGTTTCAACCTTGTCGCCAGGTTGCCAAAGAACGGATGTTTCAGTAGCAGTGCGATCCTGGCCGTCACCAGTTTGTCTACGATCTTCTGTTCCCTGTAATCCATTATTTAGACTCCATAGCAGTTATGACGTACTTGCCAAACTTCTTATGGAACCTATCAAATGATTTCAGTTTGCTAGGATCGAATGGTAGTTTGTAGTTCGTCAGTGCAATCTTGGCACCCATAACAACCAACTCAGTCTCGAAGTTGTCCATCATGTAGTGGAAGAATCTATCTGCCTGTGCGTTCCAATCCTTCACCTTCTTCTCGTGTGCCTGTTGTAGTTCATAGCACAACGATACAGTAAGTGAGTACATCGCTGATATTTCTTTAGTCTTAAGGTCTCGGACCTTGCCGCTCAATATATCAGACGGGTTTGGAAGTTGGCCGCTAACCTTACGATGATTCATAAATTTAACGGCCAGTCCCTCTCCTACACAACCTGCTACGAGGTCAGTGAGCGTACTTTCTGGCAGGTCGTCTGATAGAAGTTGGCTTACGAAACTCCATGATCTTGGAGTTGCGAATGATCTCGAACTTCCCTTGGGATCGAAATCATATAAATCTTGTTTTGCGAATGTGCAATAACCCACAACGTCCGCGTGGATCTTTCTGTCCGTTGCCCATTGTAGCCAGTCATCGTAGTCCACTCTTAGTTCAATGTGTACAAATCTGTTCGCCAACGGAGCCGGCATCCTGTATGTGACACCTTTGTCACTGTCCCTATTACCTGCCGCCACTATTGACACGCCGTCTGGTAGAACATACTGTCCAACCCTTCTGTTCAATATAAGTTGGTACGCCGCCGCCTGTACCGCAGGTGCCGCCGAGTTCAACTCGTCCAAGAACACTATCGCGTTCGACTTGGGATCAGTTGGCAGTTCCGCTGGTGCGGCCCATACCATGTTGTTCTCCTTTGAATTGTAGTACGGAATACCCTTGATGTCAGTTGGCTCCCAAAGAGGTAATCTGATGTCGATAACATCTCGCTTCTCTTGGTCCGCGATCTGTTTCACGATGTCCGACTTACCAATACCCGGTGCACCCCACATCATTATGGGTCTCTGTAGTTTGATACAATGTGTTAATGCTGATTTTGCCTCGTTAGGCGTAACGGTTCTGTTCTGTGAACCTACTGTTGCTTCTTTGTTTTTAGCTCTTGCCATTTAGTACACTCCTGTTTAAATGTTTATAATACCATTATAGCAGAAATGTGTGTGTGGTCAACCTTGGTAAACTGTTGATTTTACTAGGTTTTTTTGAAGTAGTATTCAAAATTAGGCAGAAAATCAGAGATATTTGTGATATTTCGCTGGCTGTTGAGTTCATGTATAGTGGACATCAAGCGGTCCAACACTGCTTTTTTAGGCTTTGTCCTCGACAATAATTTAGATAAAAGCATCATTTCTGTTTTCCAGTTGCTAGAATTAGGAAAGGTGTGTACATTTTTCATAAAATTTTCCACATCATTGACAAATTTCTCCTTGAGTGGGGTTGGTGCATTTAAAGGACTGTACTCTTCGGGATTGTGTATCTTCATTGGAACCACCTTGAAAACCTTGCCTTTTGTTTGGTAATGAGATTCCATGTCTTTGGCCCATTGCAGAAAATGTCCATAGTTGAACATAGACAGCGTGTTGATTGTGTTTAGAATTTCTACACTAATATTACCTTCTAGTTCAGGAATTTTTTTAACATTTTTCGTTATTTGTGAGAATTTGCTTGGCCACCTCACATAATCATTTGCACTGCCATAAGCGTCAACACTTACACTCAATCTCACCGATTTGAATTTTTTCAATAGGCTGAAAAATCTAGTGTTTATGTTTGTGGCATTGGTTATAACCTGTAAATCAACGTTTCCTATCACTCCCATATCATCAAGCCCGTCAAAATAATATTCATACTCACGCATCAGCGATGGTTCACCTCCCTGGAGGGTAAGCAGTTCAACAGATCCTGATATCTTTAACACATCATCTATCACTGACCTATCAACGGAAGACACACCTCTGCCCTCATGTTTTGCCCACTGTGAGCTACGTGAACTGTCACACATAACACATTTTAGATTACAGAAATTTGAAAGGTCTAGATCTATAATTGTAGGATTTTTTTTAGTTTCTAAATTAAGATAACTGTTGGCCCTAATCCTGTTGCTGGGCACCCGATTTTTTTCACTTATGTAACAAGTGTCACAGCCACGCACTTTTTTTTGTGCTTCCATTTTTGACATTTCATCTTTCCGCACGTTCCCATGCCAAAACTCACTAGGTAATACGTCCTTTTGGTGCCAGCCACTGACACAGCAGAAACCTGTTCCCCTGTGCGACACAAAGATTCCCTTTTCTATGAAAGTGCAGTAACTTGAATTAGTTTTCTTTTCCATCGGCCTTACTCATTGCCCTTGCGAGTCCATACTTGGTGATATCTCCAGCGAACATCATTAATTGCAATGCCATCTTTTCCATGGTCACTATTATTTTTTTCTTGTCCACGAAATAGGGACAGTCTACAAATTCGTCTAGCCATAGGTAAGTCTGAGGAGTGAATATGATCTTGGCAGGAAATTTAATTTCGTACGTTTTTATATCGCATGATTGCACCCATTCGAGTCCTAGTTTGGTAAGACGCAAAGACCTTGCCTGGTAGCTCTCCCTGACATTTTGCCACCATGCGAAGTATGATGCCTTTACCTGCTCGTCGTGTGTTGGTTGTTCTTTCAACTCGAGGAATGTTTTGGTGTATGCGGTCTTGCGGTCCATACTGCTATTTAAGGTATGGATTTAACGATTGAATTTTTCGCCAGTCTTCAATAGATACACTGCAAATTTGTCGGTGTTGTGTTGACTGTTTAATTTCTTAGCCAAATTTTCGGCATGCCCCGGATTAGAGAACGAAACCTTCTTGTATTTTGGTCCCGGGTAGTTGGCCACAAGGCTGGATGATTTCAGGTTGATTGGTTTACCATCATAGAACACCGCCCAGATGCCCTCGGCCGCTAGGACCTCGTCCATTTTGTAGGTGGTTTTATTGCTGTGTTGCAACAGCACTGTTGGCTTTGGTCTGCTCATAGTTGTAAAAATATACAACTGTATTTACCAGAAATTGTACACCTAAAGTTTTATCTTAACATAGGCAAGTCCACTTATGTCCTCGTCGTGTTCGGCTATTGCCAGTAATGGTGCAGATTGCTCATCCTTCTCCTCCCAATCTGATATTGAGTGGGCGGCGCACCAACTTGATTTATGTTGATTGAACCATTGATTGAATTTGTTTGGGAATGGGATAATGGGTTGGTCCTTATGGGCAAGGAAAAACATGGCACGAAAAGTCACATGAGGTTTACACAGTTCTATGATCCTGTCGATCCTGTTTGGTTCTCCATCGCACCAGTACTGGTATGGTGTCTTGCCAAGTTCTGCCCATGGCAGATAAATGTTGTTGCGTTTTATGTGTTCTTGGTAGTAATTATTGCAGTGCATTGTCTCTGTGAGAGGCCCCTCTTTTACTCCCCATCCTACCCTGGTCCTAGGCAGTTGGTTGGATTTCTCTTGTTTGTGTATTGCGTGGTGAAACTTATAAACAATTCCATTATTGGGTAGTTTAGATAACCTGTCATGCTCAGTCTCAAATACCTGGTGGAGCAAGTTCAACTGATGCTGTGAGGGATTTCTGTCAACACTGATTGGTGTGATTCCTGCAAATGAACAAAACTGCCTGTATATTGTTGTTAGATCTGACACATCAGCCACTAAAGATTCTATAGCATCTATTGGTATCCTGTTGAGGTGTTTTATTTTTTGATACCATTTTCGTGCTATTTCTGTGTCATTGAGCCTGTAGGAAAGTGCTAATTCTTTTTTTCCGTCAGTGAGATGTACTGTGAAGCGTCTACTTTTTATCACCAAATGTACCGCCATCCATTTCAATATCTATAGTTTGTGCTTCTCTGGCGCTTTTGAGGGCATCTATTATTTCTTCCTGTACCGACACCAGTCTGGTCATGACCTGTGATAATGAATCTGCTATCCTGTCTGCTTCGGAAGCCTGTATAATGATCTGCCTCTCGCCTTTCTGTCGGAGTGTCCTTATCCTACCTAGAAGGTCCTCAAGCGGGCGTGTTTGTATTTTGAAATTCTTTGATTGCATTGTTTAAAACCTGTTGCATTTCTATTTTGTTTTTCATAGGTCCTTTGTAAGTGTACCTTTGCAGGGTAATCATCTTTGGGCAGTATGCTTTACGCCACCCTTTTTCAAAACATATGATGTAATATCCTGCACAAAATTGGCTTTTGCTTTTTGGAGTCTTAGTGTAAACCGGTAGTTGTTTCTGGACGTTGAACATTGGGTTGTATGGATGTTGCGGGCAAGGAAACCCATGCACATCAAAGTTGTCTACGTGTGTATTTTCCACGTGCTGTTCTTGGTTCCGGTCAAATATGTTGAATCCAAAACGTGTGAACAGGCTCTCCTGCGTGTGGAACACTTGCCTCTTGTCCTTCTTGCTTAGGAATATCCAGCCGTTGCCGTCCTGTTTAGAAAGGGTTCCTAGTTTCTCACCGTTTTGCTCGACAATCCAGAACTTGTCTTTGACTAATGTTTTTGCTCTCACCGTCATGCTGTTAACCTCGCATTAAAAGGCTCTACGTAAAGTTGAGCCTGCTCACTAATCTTATTTAGGTCGTATTTGGAACAGAACCTCATGAATCTGATTCCAACCTGTGCCACGTTCTTGTTCTCGGCCTTTGCCTGTGCTATCGTTTGGTCCAGTTCTTCAATTATGGCCTCTGGTTGTGCGTGTAGATCCACTAATAACTTGTTTCGTTCATAGTCTTCTAAAACTCTGTGCTCGTTGCCATCATGATCCACCCATTTGCTCAACATAAGGTTGTTCCACGTGTAGCCCTTTTCATGTCTATCAGCGAATGCCTCTTGTAGGCCGATCTTGTTCTTTGTGCCCTTTGTACGCACACCTGGGTATGCTGAGAATATGTTGTCGCTTGGATCACCCCTCATGGCCTTTTCGAATATCATCCATTCCGTGTTCGGCGCTGGCTTGGGTGCTTTTAATTTCTTATCTATAACGGGTTCACCTTTCTTGTCAAACCATCCTTCGTTCGTGAGTGTTATTTCTGTAACACCGTTGTACTGCTTCACATTTGGTGCTACCAGTTGATTGAGGTCCTTGTCCGTGCTTATGATCACGTGCTGTTCATTTGGATGTTTGTCTATCCATCTTGCTATGAGGTCGTCTGCTTCTGTCCTTGCGTTCCGTAGCACAGTGACATTGGTCTTTGTCTTTATGAAATCACAGAAGTCATCGTAGCACTCCCAGAACACTTCGTTTTCTTCCTTCTCCTTCTCGGTCATTGCGTCTGCCATTTCCTTACGATTCCTCTTGTAGGGTGCGTAGTGATCCTTGCGCCATGACCTGCCTTCTAGACAGAACACCACGTGTCTGCCACCGAAGTCCTGCCAGGCCTTCTTGATCGAGTTCATCATGATGTGGATGGCCATTCCCACCTTCTCGGAAGTGTCTCCACGTATAACGTGTCTGGCTCTAAAAAATGTGTTTGCTGTGTCTACTAGGATGTGTGCCATTATGACACCTCTGTCTTGCCGTCATCTCTCCTGTTGATCTGCACGTAGCCAGATCCAGTGACGTCTATGCCTTGTTCATTTCCGATTGTTCTACAAAGGGTCTGGAACCATCTGTCCACTATTTCTTCTTCCGACTGTCCTTGATACCCACTCTGCTGTAGCATGTTCACGAACTCGGCGTTCCAGTCCAGTTCAAAGAAACCGTTCCTGGGATTCTCAGGGTTCACGTTCAAGTTGAGAACCTTGACTATTGGCTCTTCGCTCTTCTTGGATGATACTTTCTTTTTCTTCAATGTGCTTTTTGCTGTTTTTTTTACCTTCATAGTATTATTATATATTATTTTTGCAGTTTTGCCAACTCTCTTTTTAGTTTATTATTGATAGTTTTTGGTAATTCTGAAACTTGTTCTATGTGTTTTGGTATTTTGTCAGATGGAAGAATGGTCCTGAGGTGTTTCCTCAGCGCCGACACTCCTGGGTCTTTTGAAACAAATTTTACCTTGGCTAATAAATTTTGGATTGCACCATTGTGAGCAACTACTACGATACACTCGTCTACGTTAGGGCATGATCTTATTGCGTCCTCTATGTCGAGCAGTGAAACAAAAGTTCCCTTTATTTTGATCATGTTGTCAACCCTGCCCAAGAACTTGATGCGGTTATTGGTTATCTCCACTGAGTCTCCTGTTGCGACCCAGTCCTTTTGAAATACCTTTCGCGTCAGTTCGGGAGCATTCCAATAACCCATTGCCTGTACAGGATGTTTGATGTATAGTTCGCCATCGACTATCTTGGTTTCTACACCATCCAGTATCTCGCCCGCGTCGTTTGTTGCTGGGTCATTCTGGAATGAAATGGTCGTCCATACTTCCGTGGCACCATAAGTGTCATACACGCTAGATCCAAGATGTTGTTTGACCTTAGCACGTAGGTCATCTGACAGGTATTCTCCCGAGCATATTATCTTCGTTCCTGTGAGATCAAATTTGTTTTTGCTGGCACACATTGCATTCAACAGATACGGTCCTACATTCAAGCGTGTCACACTGTGTCTCTTAATCATTCGGAATACCAAACTAGGAGCAGGAGTTTTTTCGATCAAGCACAATGTTGCACCGTTTTTCAACACCCAATACATTTGTGCCAGTCCATAAGGGAAACTCATTTTGGCGGTGCATAAGACAACGTCACTTGATGAAACACCCACCGCGGTGTTGGCAAACGTATATAATTTCTTGAATGAAGCATGATTATGCACTATAATTTTGTACGATCCCCCACTGCCGCTAGACAGAGCCCACCAACATGGTCGTTCGTCATCCCAGTTGTGTGCCGCAGTGTGTTCCTCTTTTGAATCTATTAATTCTTTTGTTGTGACTGATTTGAACGTGGATTCTGGATGGTCCGAAACAATAAGTTGGGCATCCGAGGATGTCAAGACAAAATCCATGTCTTTCTTGACCATGTTGGAAAAAAGTAGCACCGGATTTGCCCCCAATAATATTATTGCCAAGAAAGTCACTGGCCAATGTACCGTGTCCTCCAGTGCCATTGCCACACGTGTGCCGGGCACAACACCGTGTTTGCTTTTCAACAGGTGGGCGAACTTTCTCACCGAACTTTCTAGATCGTTGTATGTGACGGAATCACCGGACGAATCTACACAAAAAATCTGGTCACTTTTTTGTGTGTTGAAAACATCAAGTGCGAAGTTGTTGTCTGTAGTGCTCATAAACTGTGACTGCCGCTGGTATAGTAAAAACAATAAGTCCAAGTGTGGCCCTGTCTATTGGAAGTGTAGTGAACGTTGAACCGATACCGATCACGGTGGTAGCAACGAGAACATAAAACAACAGGTCAGTTTTGATTTGTTTTTCAGAAAACACAGCGTATATGGTAGGAAAAATCATAATGATACGCAGTAGTCCGAAAGTGGATACCAGCACCCAGATATCTATCCTTAGTATTGCTATCGCTGTTGACACGATCATAATTGCGGCCATGCTCAATCTATTTACTGTGACAGGATTTGATTTTTTGATGATGTCATTTGAAATCACTGTGCCCGCCCCGTTCAGTGTTGAATCTATCACGCTTGACGCCTTGAACAGAACGGCCAGCATGAAAAATATTACTCCGGATACGCCAAATGTTGTTTTTATCATAAGCATTTGTGCCACGTCCGGATGAACTGTGAAGTCGGGTGCTGTTGTGAATATCGTGCCTGTGATCAGAGATATTCCCGTTATTATCACTGCCAGTATAATGCTGGCTATCCAATATGCCTTTATGGTTTTATTTCTATCACCCAGAGACCAAGCATTCTGGTACTGCATGTTATCAGCAAGGAAAGAACCAACAAAAATCAGTGACAAGAACATGCCCTTGGTCCACATGAGATTTGTGTCAAATAAAGAAACACCGGTTGCAGATGTCCAGTTGCCAAACACTTCTCCAATTCCGCCGTTGGTGCTGACTATGTAAATTCCACCAAAGACTGAAATAAACAACAATAATAGAATATTGATCACGTCAGTTCGGTGACATGCCTTCTGTCCTCCCCACATGCTGTAGGCAAGCACGGTAAAGGCGACCACTAAAACTATCACATTGTAATTGAAACTGTCAGACACAAACTCCGCCACAATTCCAAACGAAGTCAAAGTTCCGCTGACCGCATATACACACGCCGCCACCTGCAGGAATTGATACAGCCTTGTGAGTTTATTGTTTTGATATCTATGATCTATGAAAGAGTTTAAAGTGAAACCATCGGGAAATTTTTGAATTAATTTTTTAGCGAAATAGCCAAATAGAATCGATGTGGCCAGGAACGGAAGGCCGTATGACCAAAACACACCCGCTGGGCCAAATTCAATGCTGAATCTACCTATCAACAATAGTCCCAACACCCATAACCAAGAGCTGGCCGCACTTATGGATACCATCCATACGGGAGCGGTCCTCCCGGATACACAGAAACCATCGTTTGTGTTTTTGTATTTTGACTGTATATTACTGGTTGTAACGATTGTCAGCCCTAGGTATGCTATCAAACATATCCAAAGTGGATCCACGTTTTGCATCAAGTTCCCCATTTGTTTCCGAATAAATCTACGTGTAGTCTCGGTGAATATTTAAATCCGTGTTTCATTGCCATGTCCGCGACCTGAGTAGCAGTCTTAGCCTGTCCCTCCTGTGTGGCACCCATTGGCATCAGATATATGTCGGCATCTACATCCGCTTTGTGGTATTCGTCTCTGGCCCTGTTTACTTCATCAAGGTCTTGTTCATCCTGCACAACGAACTTGTAATAGAGGTGTGTGTTTGGTATTGATGCATACTGCTTGGCAACGTCTGGTCTGATGGCCTTATCCCACTTCTCACCTGATATTGATAGTTTTGGTGATGTAGACCAAGTGATGTGTACAGGTTCCTTTGTGTAGTCGCCTGCCACCAGTCCGTGTAGGAACTTGTCAAAATTCTCTTTGAATGGTTGTGTGCAGTTTGTCTCGATAGTGAGGTTTTTCAAGTCGTTGAATTCTGTTTGTCTCAGCAGTTGTTGTGTCTCCCTTTGCCACAGCATTGGTTCACCTCCAGTTATGATGAAATGCACATCCTGTCCGTTGTCGCATGTCCATTTATTCTGTGGAGTGTGTGCCGTAACGTCCTTTGCAATTTTGCTTACGTCATCCCAACTCACAAGATGCTTGTATCTTGACGCCCAACTGGCGCTGGCGTCACAGCCAATCTCGACCACCGGTAGTTCACTGACGTGTTGAACATCTGAAAGGTCCTGCGTGGCATATGGCATCTCTTCCGGTTTCAACCATTTGGTCTTGTCTCTTCCCTGGCCAAAACCATGACAGTTGAAGTTACAACCAAACACACGGAAGAACACAGAGGGAACGCCAACGAATCTACCCTCGCCCTGCACACTGTAGAATATCTCCGAGTACCTTATTTTTTCCATATTTCTGGATAACTCCTTTTCATTGATGCAACAATCTCTTTGACTGTCCAATTGCCTTTCATGCTCTTTTCCAATTCTGTGTCTATTTGTTTTATTTTAACTGGTTCTTTTATTTGCGTCAACTGGGTCCATTTGATCTCAACTTTCCATTTGCCGTCGGGAGAAATGAACTCCATTATTTTTTCTTCTTGTCTAGTCTAACCACGTTATCAGTCTTTGAATAGCCAACAGATTCTCTTTGGATGTCATTGTGTTGGAAGTTGGCCCAGTAGAGTTCAAACGCCACGCCGTCCTCGATGCCTTCAAACGTGTGGTATAGTCCCGGTTTTACAGCGGTGAATTGTCCTGGTTCCAGGATCGTTTCATCAACCAAGTCGTAGTCCTTCTGCCAGACTTTTATCTTCATGCGTCCTGACACGACGTAAAAACCGTTCCATTTGTATTCGTGTTTGTGTTTTGAACAGACCCCGCCTGCCTTGTAATCTATCCTGTGAAATTCAAGTGAACTGTTTGCTAGAATAAGTTCTGTGGATCCCCAAATTTTTCCTGCAATGTTTCCCATAATGTTTATTATAATGTATTTAGATGTCTAAGTCAATGGGGGAAAATAATTCCCCCATGTGCTCTATTTCTTCTTGCCAATGACTTGCAGTCTGTTTAACAGTACACCATATGCTGGTAAGAATACTATTAGACCAACTACAATTTTAGTCAGTGTGTTGTTTTGAGCAACCACGTGCCAGTTAGCACCAATCCACGATAGGTTACCTTCGGCATCCAACGATCCCGCGAACGCCACATAAAAGAACGAGTATGTGTCAATTATGTTTGCCGCGATGGTTGAAAGTGCCGGTGCCGCCCACCAATTGTCAGATCTTTCTCTTATTGCTTGGAAAACGTACACGTCAAGCATGGTACCAATTGCGTATGCTGTACCAGATGCGAATCCAACTCTGTATGCGTGTGGATCACCCAGTGCCAACAATACAAGTACTGATGCCACGATAGCCGGAATCACAGCCATTGCAACAACGGCCCTTCCTGCTTCCTTGCCAACCAACCTTACTGTCAGGTCAGTTGCCACCACAACAATCGGAAATGTGAATGCCGCCGCCGCTAATGGGAACGATCCGAATAACGGAAGGTCCGCGCCAGGGAATAGATCAAATCTGATTGTGACTAGATAATTTGACAGGGCAATAACCGCCGTGTGTAAAATTACTAGATTTCTTACAAGTGTCTTGTCAACACCTGCTAGTAGTGATTTAAACATTAATCCTCCTATAGGTTTGTTTAATGTGTCTTATTTTAATTGATTTACCGTGATTGTGTCAACACAACTTTTAGTTTACTTGTCCCATTCTTCCCATGGGAACACTATCCACGTGGGTGTTTCATCCTTGTTGATCTCGTATCCTTTGTAGTCCATCTTAACAGGAGAGGGCTTGTTGTTTATCATGGCCGCGAATTTGATTCTATCTTCTTTACCAAAGTTGTCCATGATGTATTTGAAGGTGGCTCCTGTGTCGTTGATGTCGTCTATGATCAAGATCTTCTTCTGCCATGCGAACGCTTTTTCTAACACTCTTAGGTCGGGTTTGGTAGTGTGATCTCTCAATCTTATGTCTAGGACCTCGTGTGGCTTCTTCAACCTGTGTGAGAGGTACACACCGGGTATGCAACCACCCCTGTTGATGCTCAATATTATAGATGGCATCCAGCCCGAGTGCACCATCTGGTCCTCTATCTGTATCAGGCTGTTCCTCATCTGGCCAGTTGTGAAATATGTTTTTTTAGTTTCCATAGTAATGATTCAATATTCCCAATGAATAAATTGCCAAAGATGTTGAATTTAAAACTATCAAAGATCTATCATGCCAAAGCATGCCAACTATCAACCATCCTATAAATCCAATGTTGGCTACAAAAAGGTTCATTGGAAACATGTTGGCCGAAGTGAAAAGCATTGCGATTATCAATATTATACTGCTGGCCCATTTGATGTACCAAGACAGGTCTCCCTTGGGAGTAACTTTCTTGTATACCCGAGATGAGTTCAACGCCTTGATCTTATCGTCTAGTTTCTCCCTGATTGGTTCTATCTTATCCGATTGTGTATCGCTCATAGACTTTGTTTATGTTGTTTTCTACCCTGACAAATGTTGCACACTTGGGCATGTCTTTTAATCTACGTGCGCCGATATACGTGGCCGCACTTCTTACTCCTCCCAGTATGTCCTCAACAGTCGGTTCAACAGGTCCTCTGTATGGCAGGCTGATCCATCTGCCCTCGTTGCCCCTGTAACCGTCCTTGCGTTTGCCGTGTTTCTCACGTGCTCTGTCCGAGCTCATGCCATAGAATTCTATCTTGCCGTCCTTTGGCTCTTGTTCTGATTCGTCGTGTCCGGCCAGCATACCGCCTATCATCACTGCGTGTGCCCCGCCACCGAAAGCCTTGGCTATGTCTCCTGGATACACGCATCCACCATCCGCCATTATGTGTCCATCAACACCGTTAGCCGCGTCAGCACATTCAACTATCGCCGAGAACTGTGGTACTCCTATTCCAGTCATTGTCCTAGTTGTGCAAACTGATCCCGGTCCTATTCCGATCTTGACCATGTCTGCACCATTTATTATCAGTTCTTCCACCATCTCTGGTGTCACAACATTTCCTGCAACGATGACTTTTTCAGGGTAGTCATCTCTTACCATTTTTATAAAATCAACAAAGTTTTGATGATATGCGTTGGCAACGTCCACAGTGATCATTTTCACGTCTGGGAAACTTTTAAGGACGTCCTGCATGTTCTTGTAATCAGCGGCTTCAGGATCCCATATCTTGTTGGTACCTGTGCATACACTCACGCTCTGCAATCTCAATCCTGATCCAACTGCCTGTCTCCATTGGTCTATGGTTGTACTTTTTGTAATAACAGTCATCATCTTGTGCTCTTGTAACACTTTAGCCATTGAAAATGTACCAACACCGTCCATGTTTGAAGCGAATATCGGAGTGAAATTCATGACCTTGCCTGAATTCCTGAAAGTGAACTTGCGTGTCATGTCAACATCTCGCCTACTGCTTAAAGTAGAACGTTTTGGTTCCATCAGCACGTCATCAAAATTTAATTTTATGTCTTCTTTAATCCTCATTTTCCTTTTCCTTTGCCTCACACAACTTCTTTACGTTGTTGTAGTGTTCCCAGGCCTGTTTAAGTGCTGGGTACTTCTTCCTCAACTCCTCTTCGAACATGTCTGCGGTATGCACATCAAGGCCTCCAAAACTCCAAGACATTCCGTCCACTGTCAAAGATTCTGTTGCGGCACCTGTGTATTCTGGGTAAGTCACGTCCTCAGGAAACATGTAGTTGTCCATGTGGTCGTCCTTTTTATCCTTATCCATGACCCTTCATGCTCATGCAAATTTTATAAAACTCGTCTCTTGTGGCAGGATCGTCCTTGAATGCTCCCAACATTATTGCAGTTGTCATGTCAGACTCATGTTCTTTCACACCTCTGTGTGTCATGCAATGATGTTCTGCTTTGACCACTACTGCTATATTTTTTGTGTGTGCGTATTCTTGCAACGCTTCCGCGATCTGTGTTGTCATTTCTTCCTGTATCTGCGGACGCTCTGCGATGTGATGCACGATCCTGTTGAACTTACTCAAACCAATCACCTTGCCGTTGGGAATGATACCCACCCAGGCATTGCCCACAATGTTTTGGAAGTGATGGGCACACGTCGATCTAATACTGATCGGACCAGATGTGTACATGCTTTTGTAACCCATGTTTGGGAAACTTGTTACCCTAGGGAACGGGTTGTATCTGCCACCAAAAGTCTCACGTAACCACATCTTTGCCACACGCTTCGCGGTCTCCTGTGTGTTGTGGTCGTTCTCTGTGTCGATCACAAGACTCTCAAACACACCTTGCAGTTTATCCTGTATCTCCTGTTGCAGTTGATCCAGTTCACCATCTTCTATGTAGTCTGAGATGTTGTCATTGGCGTGGAATCTCTTGCCAGCCTTCTCGATCCTATCTTTGATCTTCTTGCTGACAGGACCTTCTGGTTGCCAACTGTCTTTCAATGTGTCATCCATTATTCTATGTCCAATCTTACTATGTGTTTTCTCAATGCCCTGACCAGTTCTTCGATTTTGTCTATTACTGCTATCATATCTCTGTCTGTGATATATTTAGATCTTTCTTTCAACTTGTCATATTCTTTCAAAGATATCTGCACCATGGGTGATGTGTCTCTGGTGCCTTCATTTTCGTATGTTGCATCTACTGATCTATCGTCCGTCATTGTATCTCCTTTTTGTGAACCTTGTTATACCATTTTACAGCAGTTGCCACCACGTTGTCAATAGTACTCTGTGTTGGCTCCCAATCTAAAATTTCCTTTACCTTGGTTATGTCGGCAACCAGATATGCAGGATCACCTGGTCTGTTGTCATGCATTTCTACGTTCATTGTGCCTGCGTGTTTTTGCACTGTGTCTACTAGTTCTTTGTTGGATGCAGGAGCGCCTGATCCTAAATTAAAAACTTCTGCCACTTGGTTGTAACTGGCGTAGTTCAAGGCTTTTATGTGTGCGTCTGCAAGGTCCATTACGTGTACATAATCTCTTACACAGGTGCCGTCCTCTGTATCATACTTGCCTCCAAAAATTTTGAATGTCTTGCCTTGTCTTGCCGCATCGATGGCCAGCGGTACTATGTGTGTCTCCTTGTCTCGCAGTTCACCAACTTCCGATTCCGGATCCGCACCAGCGGCATTGAAATATCTTAGTCCGACACTTGACAATCCAAAGGCTGTTTTGTAATCTCTGCACACTTGTTCCATCATAAGTTTTGTTGCACCATATGGATTGATTGGTCTGCACACATCTGATTCTCTGCATTTCCTAAAGCCTTGGTCACCATATGCGGCCGCACTTGAACTGAAAACGAATGTTTTTACTCCGCATTCTATAAGTTTATCCAATAGTGATATGGTCACAATAAGATTATTTTTGTAGTACAGTGAAGGATCTGCAACACTCTCAGGCACACTTGTACTGCCAGCGAAATGTATACAACTTGTAATATCGTGTCTTTTAATAATTTCATCAAGCCTGTTTATTTCTTGTGGCAATGTTATATTATAATTTGGGCCAAAACTGACCAATCCGTCTCTGAAATGTTTGTCAACTGTTACTGGAATATAGCCGTTCTTTTCCAACAACTTACAGGTGTGTGAACCAACATATCCAGCACCGCCTGTCACCAGCACTGCTTTGCTCGATCCTTTAATATTTGGGTTCGGAAACTGGTGTCCTATAGTTTGATCCATCTCTTCTCCATTGTTCACCCTTGCCTGTCATGATGTCCAACATCCTGTCGATCGTACCGTTTGTCCAATCGGATATTTGACCCATACTAGGGGATGGTTTGCTTAATAGTAATTCTAGTTTTGCCATTGCGTCTTCTTGTGACCATGGCACATACAATCTTGTGTGATCGTTTGCGAACACTTCTGGGAATGACCTGTATGCCGGAAACAACACGTTACATCCTAACGCATCTGCTTCTGAAACTGTGTTTGATGTCCAGTCCTGTAAGGCACAGTTGAATAGCACTCTTGAATCTGCTAGTATCTCATAATATTCGTTTTTCTTTAAATTTTCGTGTATGGTGAGCAGTCCTTGTTTAGCAAGATACTGTGCCTCTTTGACATAGTATTCATTGTTAGATCTCAACGGACCACCTTGGCATATTGCAAATTCTGTTTCAGGATGTTTCTGTTTGAACTTTGTAATCATATCCATAAAGAACTGTGGTTGCTTCTCTTGATCCCATCTTGCTCCAAACACCACTCTGTTCTTTCTCTCCATGAAAGGTTTCTGTTCAACTCTCGATTGCACTTCTTCCTTGCCAAAACTCAATCCTGATATGTTGTATATTGGTGCCTTCCAGTTTGCTATACGCATATTGGCAACCATTTCCTCGTTGCTGGCAAGTATGACAACATTTGGAATCTCGTTGCACATCTGTTCGTATAGGCTCATCCACTTGCTCATGCCCCAAACGTGTACAAAGTCGTCTGGATCTATGGCCTGTGCTAGGCAACGCAAATATATTGTGGGCCTGTATTTTTCTGGTGTCTGTTGCAAAATGTAAGGCAATGATTCCATTCCAGGTTGGAACATATCTTCAAAAAATATCGCGTCCTTGTCGGTGATTTCTCCTGCTTTTAATTTTTTAACCAGGTTCATCATTTGGCTCATGCCAAAGTAACTCCTACCGTGTGCGTCCAGCACCTGTCCTGTGACTATGGCCTCTGAGTCGTCTATGGTGTCACCTGGAATGATCTCATACTTCACTCCTCGTTTGTCGTATGCTCTTTTTGTCCAGTCCGTTAGTTGATATGTGTATCTGGCCTGATAAGATTCAAGTCCCATGTAAAATATTTTCATAGTGTCAGTATAGCAAAATTAATCCCACTTGTCACTGAAATCTTTGTACAAAGTGTATTTTGCTGTGAGTTCCTCTCCTGCTTTAATCTGTGTTGTGGTTACCAGGTATTTCACTGGTAATTGGTGCCAGAATCCTTCGAGGTTCTTGCAGTTTGGTTGATCTGAATGGTTGTAGAAGGCACCAAGTGCTGTCCTCACGTATCCGTGGGGGAAATTCTTGTTCTTAATGTGTGCTATGCCCAGTATCACATCGGGATCGAAATTCTTGGTGGCGAACAGGCCCATGCCCTGTACCTTGGATTCCCTTATTGTGAGTCCGTCTGGTAATGGTTTGTACATCTATTCTCCTGCTCCGTCTATGGCCTTTGGATGATAGGTGGCCTGTTTTTCTTTCTCCGTCTTTTCATTCCATTCCTTCAACTTGACTTGGTAGTCTGATTCACTCAAACCGTGCCAACCGATACATCTACCAACCGGTGATCTACCGCAAGGACAAGACTGTTTCTTCTGTCGTTCTTTTTTGTTTGCGATACTCTGTTGCATAGATATATCAGTTAGTTCTTTTTCTTTGGCAAATATATCCATAAAATTCTTCCTGTAAGAATCATTGGATGGTCTAGATTTGCCGTCCCAATTACCCGGCATTGTCCCTCAGGTAGTTGATCATAGTGTCAGCGTCTGATACTTCAAATGGATCGTTGTCGTCACTAGCATTATTCTTGCCAGGTTCTTCGAAAATTTTAACAACCTCTCCATTATCCACCAGCATTGAATATCTCCAAGATCTCATTCCAAAACCCTGTTTTGGTTTGTTCACAAGCATACCCATGCCCTGTGTGAATACTCCTTCACCGTCGCCGATTGGTTTGACTTTCTGAACGTTTTGGTCTTTGAACCAAGCGTTCATCACAAATGCATCGTTTACGGACACACAGTACACTTCGTCAACGCCTAATGCCTTGATTTCATCGTACTTTGCTTCGTATTCAGGTACCTGCTGACTAGAACAAGTGGGTGTAAATGCTCCTGGTAGTGAGAACACAACAACTTTTTTGTTGTCAAAAATTTCTGTTGTGTCAACATCCTTCCATTCGCCGCCTATAAACGTACATCCACCTACTTCGTCAGTGTCGCCGACCCTTGTTTTAAAGTTAGTGTATGGTACTTTCACTTTACTTTGCCTCCTTTACAAGTTTCACGTCGCCGTTTTTTGTGTGTTTGATCTTGTGTGAGTTTTGCAGTGCGATATGCAAGAACGTTTTGTACTTGTCATCCTTCACCATCAAAGTCACACAATCATCATCTTCATTGTCATATCCATGATATGCCCAAATGAAATCCTTTCCGTACTTCATGCCCAGGTTTCCTGCCGTGGCGCATATGTTTGCCACAGCGTCAACGAATGTGTATGAAGCGTTGAGTCCACCCCCGCCTATGGGAAGGTATCCCATCCTAGTGGTTGCTCGTTTTTGTTTAATCGTTATTTCTTTCATATACTGCGTGTGATCCGTTCTCTCCGTCCTCGGAAACATCTATCTCGATCTTCCTGCCTGGATATCTTTTTGTTATTGCCACGTATAAGTCATCACTCATCATCTCACATGATTTATAATCTAGTTTCAATGTACCTTCGCTGTACATGTCTTCAATCCATCTCTTGAACTGTATGAATTCTATGTCTCTGTCATCGTGGAACACCTCTATGGCCACTTTGAAATGGAATATGTGCCTGTGTGGGTGTCCAAGGAAACTGACATCATATCTGTCTCCTGTGGCCAGTTTTGGATCATCCAGTGCCGCCGGATACTTGTGGATGCCTTCCTTACGGAATGTTACCCATATCATTTTGCTTGCCTTGCCAGCCTGTTCTTTCAGTGCCTGGTCATGTTGTTGTTCAGTGTTCATGCTTTCTCCTCTATAGGTTCGTCTTGTTTGTAGTGTTCCCAAGATGTAAATCCTGATGACTGTTTGAAGTTGTCCATTGTCATGGTCCAAACTCCAGGGTTGGTTTTGTTGAAATCAACATCATCAACCTTGATACAAAGATTATTATCATCCTCTGAATTTGGGAATATTATCGAACAGAAAGGTATAAATTTTTCTTCATTCCATATCTCGGCAAATCTTTCCTTCACTTCTTTGTGTACATGATATTGATAGTCAATAGTGCACCAATAACCTTTACGCATAAGCCTCTTGATTAGTTGCGAGGTATTTGCGATGTTGTGCATGAATGACCTGTTTGCTCCAAAATAGATTGCTTCAGCATTGACTTTTTCGGCCAATTCTACGATTTGATCAAAGTAAAGATCATTCCTCGCAAGGAAAAGTGTTTGTTTTCCATATGCTGGGGTGTGTTCCACTTCAAAACCTGAAAAAACACCAACACTATCGCTTCTGCCTGTTTTGTAATCTCTGTCCATGCTTTATTATACTATGACGTGGTTATTTTGTCAACGTTGCCTTGGCCTTCGCGATTGCGTCTTTGAGTGCTAACTTGGTCTTCTTTAGCCTCATCAACAGCGTTTTGCTTTCGGCACTTCTGTCTTTTAGACGATCCTTGGTTAATTCATCAACTTTTCTTTTAAGGTAATCATGATGATCTTCCAGTTTCTTCACTCTTTTACTTTTACCAGCCATTTTAACCTCCTTCAAATAAACTTGAAAAATTGTTCTTGCCTTTACCGCCACCTGTTGCTCTCGCCCATCTGTTGCCTCTAATGTCAGCAAGATAACTTGATGCGTTCTTTATCAGTTCCATGGGTTTCTCGCTAGTGAACACTTCCTCCACGAAAGTGTTGAAATACAATATGTTCCTTGGCACGTATATGCTAGGTTCATCGGTCTTGTCACTTGCTTTGGTTTTACGCCAGTGTTTCACTTCTGGTCTGTGTTTTATTGATTCTATGTCGTTGAGATCATTGGCTATCTGTATGGCTCTGATTTGATTGTACACATTGTGAGCCATCATCAGCACGTAACTGAAACTGTCCCAACTTGTTGCTCCGATCTTGCCTGACTTGTTGACGTCCTTCTCGCCGTACCAACACACGTCTCCCATCCTGAGCCTTCTTCCTATTCCACTATCAAATGGAAATTGTATGTCACTGCCCTTCAGTGCCTTGTCGTCTGGTGCCTTGTCCATTATGAATGAGAACCTGTCAGGGGTGAAAGAGTTATGTGTGTATACAAGACCATTCGCCGTGCTCAAGAATGCTGACGCACTGTCAAAACTTATTGTGAAGTTAGGGTTGATGTGTTTCCTAACTTGCCTTTGCACCTGTGTGAGGTAACACGCCCAGTCCATCTGTGACGTTCCTAGCACGTGCATCCAATCCTTGCCATCCAGTTTCTTCTCGTCTCTCATAATTATTAATCTTTTCAGCATCACCTCCATGTCGCACATGTTGATACCACCCATAGCCCATCCTTCAAACTCGAAGTCTTTCACTGCGTTATACCAGATCTGTGCGGTCTCCCAGTCATCGCCCTGTAGCACGTTCAAGAATTTGGTCTGTCCCAGTCTGTTCTTCTGGAAGAACTTGTTGTTGTATATGGTGCCATCTAGCGTGTCCTGGAAACTTTTTAATCCTGTCTTTGGACTGTTTAGATCATCCGCCGCCCAAGTCGGCACGTCCAATGTCATGGCCCAATCACTGGTCAGTTCAAGCCAATTCAAGATATCTGATCTAACCTTGTTTGCCTTGTTACCCTCGAAATCTTTCCAGTCAAACTTGATCACACCCTTGCCTATCTGGTATCCACCCGAATCTCCAACTATGGTAGAGAACTTCCTGTCTCTGTTCACGAACATATGATCCCTGTCACCCACCTTATCCATGTCCAGGCAGGCGTGTCCCGCCGAGTAAAGTGCTGTTGGATAGGTGAACATGCCCTCGTCTGGGTTTATGAAGTTAAGTCCCTCGACTCCGTTCTCGAAACCTTTTGGGATACGTTCAGCCGGAATGTGTGTCCCGCCTGTTATCCTCTGTTTTGATATGAACGTGTTGTAGAAATTTGATATCGCAGGCAAGAACACCGCGAAGTCTCTGCTGAGTTCCCCTAGATGTTCTTGCTTTGCGTTCTTCGTCATTATTGCGCCTGTGCTGGTATAATGTATTGATACTTGCCCAAACCAGAGTCAACAGAGACCTGCATCGCACCCTCGTTAGAGAAGTGCAAAGTGACCTTCGCTGAATCTGACAGTTTAAGGATCTGCAACACCTGTCCAACCGGCCAACTCCAACCCTTGTTAAGTGTGCCCTTAACGTCGGTTGCGAAAACGAACTCACCACCATGTGACGCTTGGTCACCGAAGGTGAATATCAGATTTCCATCTTCCGTCCTCACGACGAATGAATTGTGTTCTGTGTTTGCTGTGGCCTGGAAGTTGAATCTCTGCACACTAGCCACTGTAGGCTCGATCTCTACGTCCCACTTAACACCCTTGAACTTCACGGTCTTAAGTTTCTCGTTGATGATCTCAGCGTTCATGAACCTGTAGTCGTTCTTGAAGTCACCCTTTTCATTCTCGAAATGGATGCCTGTGGGAACCGTTGCGCCGTTTCTCTCACCAGACAACACGGTTATGTTCGCCTTCTCCTTGTACTCCGGACACTTCAGGTGAATGTCCAGTTTGCCCATCTGAGGCATACCAAACGTACCGTTCATTTCCGGTTGTGGTTTGTGGAAAGACCCTTGCAGGATCACAGATCTGTCTTCGGCCATTGAGTCGATGTTAGTTTCCTTATCATCACCAGTGATCTTGACAAGATCCAAGAATCCCAATCCATGCGTGTGTTTAACGATGTCTTTTAAGATGTCTATCATAATGTTCTAATTGTATATGATATTTAGGTCTTAGTCTACGGTTATTTCTGAAACTTTGTACACGACCGGATTTTGTTTACCAGGTTTGCGGAATATTGCGTAGTTGGCCCCAGGACGGAACTGGTTCATTTCCACTATCTCATAACCCTCGTCTTTGATCATTGCAGTCATGGCAGTTTTTGTATTATAGGCCCAATAACCACGTTTTGCTTTATTAAGGTCATGATCAAAATGGCAATCGGCATATTGCATAAAGCAGTATCCTCCCGGAACAATGACACGTTTGATATCATGCAAATATTGTTGAATGTGATTTTGGTCAAAGAAAACAAATGTGTCCCAACTGAATATAAAATTACAACTGTTTTGTGGGATATTAGAACATTCTGTGTTTTTTGTTAGGTAAAACTTCAAGTATTTTTGATGGGCAGGTTTGAACCTTCTCCGTATCTTTTTTTCGCAACCAGGCAATACGTCGAGAAAATAATTCATTCGCCATGCTCTGAACTCTTTGGAAAACATTCCAAAGCCAGGACCTATTTCCAGACTGTTGTAAATATTGGTCCTTGCAAACTGGAATATTTTTGTTTGGACCTGGGTGTAAAGCATCTGGTCGACCTCTGGAACAGTAGATTTGTGCTCTAAATCTTTTTGAAACCATTCAGGCGTTTTGCCTAATTTTTTAATTATAGATTTATTGTTAGCGTCTATGGCAGATTCTAGATCTGTGATCAATTTTAGATTTTCCTCAACAAGTTTGCTCCAGTCCGTTCCTTTCAGTCTTTGAAGTTTTTCTTTCAACAGCCTAATTTCTTCTATGCTTAACATAATGATATTTAGAACTCAAACAATTTGTTGAAGGTGTTTGTGGTCTCTGTGCTCTGCACGTCCCATTTCAGCACGCCAATCAGGTTGTCTATCTTCTGGTCAAGTATGGTGCTCTCCATTGCATCAGCGTCGAACGGCAGTTCCTTGAACCATTCCGGTATACGCAGTTCGTCCACAGGATACGCTATGCTGGTGTAACCCAACGGATTGCTTTTGAGCTTACACACAATTACCTTGGCACCATCTGTGATCGGCATACTGTACTTGTCGCCATACATCTCCCTGCACCTGTTCCAGTTCATGCTGGCCCTCACGTGTCCCGGCATGTTGGTTTTGCCTTTCTTGTTCTCCTCTTCCGTGTACTTGGTCATGTTGTTTGCTCTCTTTGGAGAGCCTTTTTCCCAACCTGGCCTTGCCTTGAAGTCGGCCCTGAATTCGCTGATCTTGTCTAGCACTTGCTTTTCCGTCTTGCCAGTCAGTACCATGTACAGCAGGTCACTCAAGAAGTCTTGCACGTACACCGGAGTATCTGATCGTTTAAGGTCGAGACCCATCGCCTTCATCTTCCCTTCCTTGCCCTCAACATCCGTCCGTGTGCCTTCCTTGTCATAGTAGAGCACTGCATATCTTTTCTTTGTGATGAACAGTCCTTTAGAAGCAACGAGTTCTCTGCCTGCCTTTATGACCTCTCCACGTGTGCTTGGCGTGTGGAAAGCCTTTGTCATGAATGCTTTGAATGAACCATTCACTTCGTCTGATATCTTATCATAAAGTGCAACCACTGAATCTTTTGTCCACGGGATCGTGCCTTCGTTGATTTCTTTTTGCAGTGTCTTGTGTGCAGTGAAATACACAGAATCTGTGTCTCCATAAACCACGCTCTCACCTTTGTGGTCATATTTTCCTGCAACGATCTCGTTGACCTTGCTGGCCATGTGTTTGGTTATACATCTTCCTGTCAGTGTAACTGATTGTCCAATCCTGATGTCAAAGAACCTGCACCCTGGATTCAAGATTGCACCATACAGGCTGTTCAGATTAATCTTCTTGACAAGTTGTCTCTTGTCCCAGTACTCCCTTTCTATCTCGTTGTCACCACACTCACGCATTTTCTGTTGCATTTCTTGACGTTCTGCGTACCAACGTTTCAATAATCCCGGAATGATAGCCTCGTATTCGTATGTGAATATCGTACCGTTCGCACTCAACATCCACTTGTTGTTGCCATCGAATATTATCTCGTACAGTTGTGCCGCACTCATCCTCACACTGGTCTTGTCTTCCCAGTCCACAATTATCTCAGTGCCCTTCTCTTGATTCATCACGGCCTGATATTCCCAACTTCCAAATTGGCTGTCCCATGCGGCCGCGAATGATTTCTTGGCGTGTTTGGCCCTGTTTATTTCCGCTGATGTGATAACCGGACGTATCTGTCCCACTATGGTCTCAGGTCCCATGTTGAGTGCTCTAATCACACTGGGATATAGACTGTTGATGTCAATGGATCCTATCCAGTCGTGTATTCCTTTGGTTGGCGTGGCCACGTAAGCACCCGCCGCTGGTTGATTCTCCTCACCTTCTTTTTTGTATTTCCTGCCTGGCACCTGCATTCCTCTTCTGTGCGCTTCGTTGACTATTGCTTGTTCTGTCACCGCGACCGCACCCATTGTGGTCTGTAGTAGTACAGTGTTCTGGTGTGCTATCTCGTTCGCAAGTTCTATGAACTTCAGTTTCTTTTCGAGTTTGGCCAATAATGCTGTGTCTTGTCTGTTGTATTCTATGAATAGTCCAAAATCATTCTTGTATAGATTATCTAAGGAACCTTCGTACACGGTTTTCTTCTCGCCCAGTTCGTGTTCGCCTATCGCATCTAGTCTGAAACTGTGTCTCTCTTCGTATGTGTACTTTCTGTATAGTTCTAGCAAATCCAAGTGTACTCTGCCCACGAGATCAAAACTCAACTGCTCTCTGCCATACTTCTCAAAAACTCTTCTTTTTGGTTTCTCTCCCCAGAAACACAATCGCCTTGTGTCATCTCCACTCAACACTTTTTGTATTCTTCCCACGGTGTATGGGATATCGTAACCCTCACTGTTCCAACCTGACAGTATGTCTGCGTCCTCAACAAGTTGTAGGAAAGCGTCAAGCATGTCTTTCTCTTTCTCGAACAACATGGTGTTGTCGAATCTCTTTGTTAGTTCTTCCGCGTCCTGCATACTGATTGTCTTAGGCGGCACTGCCAGTGTGATCAGTTGATCCGTCCAACTCATGTAACAACTTATGGCAGTTATGGGCATGAACGGATCATCTGTTGTGGAGTAACCTCGATCTGGATCGAAGTCTACCTCGATATCAAAGAACATCACGTTCAGTTTTGGAGTTTCCTTACCTAGGTAATTCTCTTCCAGACACCTGAACACAGGATTGATATCGTGTTCATAAAGTTGCTTGTTTGATCTTATACGTTGCTCTTTTATGAATTCTTTTGATGTTGAACACACCACTCTCTGCAATGGCTCACCTGTCATACCTCTGTGTTTGCCCCTTGCGTCTGGATAGTAGAACACGTATCTGGCATCATACTCCGTGAATATCCTGCCCTTCTTGGGATCACGTTCTACAACGTAAATCCTGTCCTCGTCTTTTTTGTATAATGCGTCTATGTAACTCATACTACCACCAATAACTTGCTACGCCATATCCGTAGACATTTATGATTGAGAAGTAGCCAGTGATCATCATAACGAACGCGGCGTTCCTCCTATAGGAAGCATAACATTGAGTCACCGCACCCACAAAGAATGCAGGATAGACTATTGTCATGTCTGGGTCTGCGGCCGTTATCGCAAGTGTGAGGCTGGCTCCAACCGTGAATATGAAACTGATCAGTTCGAAATAGAATGCGATCCTGTCACTTTCAAAACTACGAAGCCAGAAGGATCTGACTTTCGCTAACATTAAAGTTTGCCGGCTGTGTTTAGTATGCTCTCCAGCGTGTCCATCTCGTCAGCGATGTTCTGGTAGTTGCCTTTGTGAGCAACGGATATCGCTTTGTTGATTAGTGCTGGTTTGAGTTCTAGTTCTTCTGCGATTGCTTTTACTGTGTCTTTTAATCCACTTTTCAAGTCCTCAACCTCACCTAGTACCTGTGAGCCTTGGGAAATTATTTGGATCAATTTTTGCTTTTCAGCGTCATTGAAGTTTCTTACTGCCATATTTTTCTCCTTTTTTAATATATTAATGCCTTTAAATTATTTTGTCAATTTATTAAAGTACGATAACCCGCTGATCCTCTCGTGCCAGTTCATTCTAGTCCTTTTATCATCTACGTAGATGACATCGCTTATTTTACCAACATCACTTTTTACAACTTTTTCCAGATAAAGGCAATCTTCTAGCACCGCCTCGAGTACGTGAGTGGAATACACCACTATGTTGTTTGTAATAATTCTTTGCGGCATCGCACAAACTTGTTTTTTTATTGTGTTCATGAATTTAGGTGATCCATAATGGTACTGCACAAAAGTTTCTAGATTGGGCATAATCTCAAAATTAACATCTGAAAGTGGTGGAGTGATAGAACTGAGGAAGTCAACATTTTGCAACATGGGTTGTTGATACTTTTCCTCGATAAATTCATACCTTCCTTGATACCAATATTTTTCGATGTACTGTCTATGTTTGACTTTACACCAATCAGACACCGGAGTAGGGTCCACGTTTGTGCATTCTGTGATTGAGTCCACCTTGTGTTGTGATACAAAAAAATCGAGGTTACTAAACCCTCCTATCCAACCAATCCTCTTGGCCCTAGTGTGTTCAAGCACCCTGTTAAGCACAAAATAGTCCTGAAAATTCAGCCCATAGAGATCGCTGTCATCCCGTAGTATTTTTGGTTGTGCCTGCATGTCTTTGAGCACATGATACCAATGTTTGTAATCTATCATCTATTTTTAATTATAGATGTTAGTAACTGAATATTTTTTTTTGAGATAGGCTTATTTCTTCTTAGTGGCCACGTTTATCGCTTTACCACGCCTGTCAGGATTTGGGTCTTTCCTTCTTTTCCTGCGTGCCGCTGACGCTCTGCCCTTCTTACCAAGTGCGTATGCTTTTTTGGCAGGTAGGCATTTTGGCTTACCTTCACCTTTTGACCTGCCGCCGCATGATCCTCTGATCTTTCCTCCAGGCCCCATTCGCACCCATTTGTCCTTAAACCATTTCTTGAGGTCCTCATGCAGAGTCTCATTGAAGACTAGACCACCACAGTTGATGCAGAAGTCCACATCCTCTTTTTTGACGCAGTTGGGCACACGCTTGCCGAACATGGTCTTCATGCCCTTCTTCTCGTACCCCTTCCAGCACTTCTCTGTGATTACGTCTGTGATCCTCATTTGCTCTTGTTACCCCAGTTGGCCGCACCTTTTTTACGACACTGCACTAGAGCACCAGAGGCATAGGCCGATGGCCATACTTTGTATCTTGATTTGACTTTGTGGTAGCAGGCGTCCTTCTTCTCGGCCAACGCCTCGAACTCTTGTTCAGTAATGCCAACTACTTCACGGATTTGCATACTACCACTTTCTGCACGACCAATATCTTGCTTTGGTCTTAGGTCCTGGGTTGGCACAGTTGTGTCTAGCCCTGAAACTTTTTCTCGCCTTTGGATTTGACTTACGGATTTTCATTGTTTTCTGTCCGGCTTTTCTCGCTGAACTTCCGCCGTGTCCAAAATTAACTTTTTTAACGTTGCCTGTTTTTGGATCCTTGACATACACTTTGAATTTCTTAACATCACCACGCATTGGTTTGTTCAGTGGTACTTTCCTACCTCTGTATTCTGCGTCAAACAATTCGGTCTCGTCTTCTGGGAAACCCAATTCACCGAACGCTTCGTAGAATGCATCGTCGTCCTCGAAGGTCATTTCGTCCGCTTCTGGGAATGGTTGGTATGATTCTAATTGGGCATAATATTCTTTTGCAACCTCTAACCAAAGTTTGCCATCGATGCCTTCTGCGGATAAAACTTCCACGTAATCGCCCCCGGCATTGTATTTTTTACTGATACTCATTATTTGTTCTGGAGATATTTTTTTGTCGGCTTTTTCGTTATAGTCTTCGATTAGGTCACCTATGTCTTCATTAATGTTTCCATCGCCTGAGCCATCTGTGTGATGTTTGACCGCCAACATATATGCTTGTTTGATATAGTCGCTGTTGTCGTCTTCCTGCACCGCTGATTCATCCATTGCCAGGTCGTCTTCCACCTGTCCCAGTGCTGTAAGAGCCGATGTCTTCCTGTCATCATCTATTGGCAGTTCTGCTATCCTATCTTTCATAGCCGAAATGTCTAACATAAGTTTTGTGTAATCTATGTCGCTGTCTTTTGGTGCTTCGTTAGTTGGGACGTTCAAACCATCTATTCTACTGATTAAACTTTTCATGTCTTCCATAGTAATTGATTCTCCCATCTTCATTTGTGTTGGATCCTTTGTAAATTGTACTGTTTTATTTAACCCTCTACTGCCCGCCGATGCAGGTGATTGCACCTGTCTGCCCGCATCTACATGTCCTTGATCACGCAGTTTTACTGTGTCATCAACATATTTGCCGTAGTTGTAGGGTATTGAGCTCATTTTACGTATTTATTTCCACAGCACCATCTTGAAACGCTCTTTTTCTATGCCAAAGAAGCGTGTTTTCCACTCGCTCTGTTCGAAAAAACCCAACTGATGCCATTCTGACTTGCGTTCCAGCATCACTTTCGCTCTTTCGTCCCAGTCCTGGTTCAACAGGAACTCCTCCATCCGTGCTTTCTTGTCAGCAATCTCGTTGTATTCGAAACCGTCATACTCCCAGTGTAGCAGTTCAAACACGTTGCCGTCCCTGTCACAGTAGTCTATGCTGAAGTCCAGACCCCACTTGGGCTTCATTGCCACTAGTTTGTTGAACTGTGGTCTGTAAGATGCCCAGTTTTGCAGTTGGTGTAGGGCATCACCGGCGTAACCCTTCCTTTCGAACATCACCGCATGATTGATGTGTGGTCCAGACTCAGGTGAGTCGTCTTCAAACCATGTTTTTCTTAGGGTGATGTGTTCTCCATCCCTGTGTTTTGTGGTAGTTTCACCGTTGGCCACAGCATATAGTTGTTCTAGTTTGGTAAGATCATATCCGTTCTGGTCAAACAGTTCCACGGCCTCTTTGGGTGGACAGGCGAAAACACTTTTCACACGTTCATACCAGTATGGTTCGGGATTGAATTTGTTGTCGGTCAAGTGTAATCGCATACACTTGTATTTAAAAAATTACTCGTCTTCCTCGTCCAGCCATCCCTCATTCCTGAGGTACATCAGCAGTGCGGCAACTGGCCAGAAGAATATCAACAACATGCCCACTGCGGCCTTGGAACCGAAGTGCAGGCTTAGGTAGTAGTGTCCCAGCACAGGCACTATGCCCCCGATGAGAAACATAATGACCACCCTCATGTAGAAGGGTGGACGTTTTGAAAACAATAGCCAGATGAAATTTACAAGTTTTTGCACACTTGTATATATCTCCTACTATTTCTTTACTGCCGGATCTAAATCGTTTGTGAACTTGTCTTCAGTCGGAAGTTCAACGTCCTCGCCCATCTCATCGTCATCGTCGAATTCCTTGTCAAGCATCGGCACTTCGCCGTCTGTGTCCTTCTCGTCTGACTTGTCTTCCGCTTCCTTGTCGTGGGCTTTTGCCTCTGGTCTATGAGGTTCTGAAGTGTTTCTCTCTGCGTCTGCGATCACTTCCTCTTCTGGTGCTTCTGCCTTCTCAGCGTCTGCTATGATCTCAGTAGTCTCTGGAGTCTTGATGAGAATGCTTGATGATTCCTCGTTGTAAACTGCCTCATTGTCTGAGATTGTGTTGTAAAGTTCCACGAGTTGAGAATCTTCCGCGTTCTTGATATATTCCGCGATATCTTTTGTGATAACTTCTCTGAATGATTTTGAGTCATATGTCTGTTCTTCTTTTTGTTCTGACTTTAACTCGGCCAACTGTGCCTCTAGTTCTGCTATCTTATCTAACCTGTTTACTTCTTCATTTACTTCTTTTTTTATTGTTGTTGCAATAGATGTGTCAGCGTCTGCTTCTTTGATGGCTTTTGTGATTACTGATTCTGTTTTTGGTTCTTCTGTTATGCTCTCAACCAGTTTCTCCGCTTTTGGTGAAACTTTTGTTGGCTCAACGTATTCCTTTATGCCCGCTAACTTGGCAATGTCAGCCAATGTGATGTCTTTGTCATCTAAAACTTTTGGTTCTGAATTGGCCGCTTCCATAAGTTCCGCCCTCTCCTGCTCGGGAGTCATGTTGCTCATTGCATTCAAACGGGCCACTAGGTCTCTGAAACTTGTTTCTGGTGATTGTTTTTTTGCCATACGAAGTATTTATTATTGTTACAGTTTTATTTAATGCGTTGTTCAAGCCTCACTGCTAGTCGTGATTCGTATGCTAGGCCTTCCGTTTGGATGAATTTGCTGTATTTGTCCTGCATACCCTTGATGAAGTTGAGATCTTTACCAGAACTCAGCCTGACTTTGACAGCACTTAGGTCACCTTTTATCATTTTTGCCAGTTCGTCGTTGCCCTGGTCCTGCGCCATTTCCAGTGCTTTCTCCATCGCCGCCACTGCCGGCACGCTCCTGTCTATGGCGTCCTGTATGGAATTAACTCCAGCCAATCCTGCAACGATCACACCCGCCATTGCGAGGTTCCTGGCCCAGTCTTTCAATCCTTCTTCCAGTTGTACATCCTCGTTTTTTGGATACATCTTGTCTAGTAATTCGATTGTTTGATTGATGCCACCTAGGTATGCCTGTGCCTTTGCTTTCAATGACATAGTGCTCTCACCTCTAATAATTGCTTTTGCCATGTCTCGACCGTACTTGAGTGTGCCCAGCGCCTTTCCAACTGCCCTAGGATCCTCGTTTATCTCGTCTTCCTTCTTGGGCTTGCCGTGTTTGTTGTGTTGTGCCCACGCTATGGCGTAGGGTGCGCCCTTGTCCTTGAATTTCTTCTTTAACGCTTTCACCTGCTTCTCCCTGCCCGGGGGTGCTTCCTCGTCCGTGTCTTTCCTCTGTTCTTTGGCTATCTCTTTTTCAACTTCGTTCACTCTTTTTGCCAGTATCCTCATCATGCCTGGTTTTGTGTCAACGTCATCTATAGTAGTCTCTTTTGCTAAGATCTCGTCAATATGTTTCTGTACTATGCCCGCGTGTCTCTGTAAAATGTTTGCGTCTAATTCTTCTCTGTAGGGATTCAATTTCTGATATTCCTCGTAGTTGTGTACGCCCTGTAGGTAGTCAGCGGCCTTGTTAAGTTTGCTCTGCACCCAACCTTCTAGGTCGTCACCCTTGCGGATCATGTCCATCAACTCTATCGCATACTTGGCGGTGTGGTACAGTGTTGATTTGCTCATGTGTCCCTCGCCTGCGTCTTCGCCAAACTTGCTGATCTCTTCTTGGTCTCTGCCTGTTTGGTCTAGGAATTTCAAATCCTTTGCTGTGACATCGTTTTCACCTTCATCTTCACCGTATGAGATTGTGTAGATGCCTTCGTCGTCATCTGTGTAGTCCACGATCCTCACGATCCTGCCTGTTTTGATTTCTCTTGCGTAGTCACCGATCTGTTCTCTTGATTCCGTCATGCCGCCGTCATCGTACAGTCCGGCCTTCTCGCCCTGCATGTAGCCGTGTACCTTTTTCACGTAGTCTCCCGCAAGGTCGATCTTCTTGGCGACCCACGCCTCCATCTCCGCGGCATCGTCTATCATGTTGTGTATCTTGATCGCGTGTCGGCCGATCTTGAGCAATTGGTTCAAGGCCATTGAAGCCTCGTATGTGTCAGCCTCAACGGGTTGGTTGTGCAACTCGTTCATCTTCATCTTAGTTGAATCCTACGTGTGTGACTTCTGGGTGTTGTTTTTTTATTCTGTTTGCTTCGATGTGATACATTTCAACTTCATCGTATTCTTCTGACTCTTTGTCGCTGACGTTCATTCTCAAATATTTGTCAGTAGCGGCAATAAACTCATCTATCGGCGTTGAACCTGTGTTTTCAAAATCTGGATCTAATCCTATTCTTGATAGGAACATTCTTGCGTTTGCGTTTGATCTGTGTGGTGTCTTGAATTCCATATCCTTTGGATATGTCATGTAGTTCTGATCAGGATATTTTGGATCCTTGTAGTAGCCGTAAAAATCTGCGCCTTCTTTGACTGTAAATTCGTGTGCTCTCATATTATCAGTATTTATGCTTCGCAGGCGTCACATCTACACTGCTTACAAACCTCTATATCGTACTCATAATAGCCGTCAATTGGGTAGTGTTTTTCTTTCCTTTTACACTCCTTGCCGCAGTGTGAGTCGCAACCACAGTTCTTACACTTGACTGCCCATTCCTCTTTTAATATTAATGTGTCCATTATCTCTTGACCAGTGGTCCGCCCATTAGGTTAACGCCCGGTAGGTTGTGTGCGCCCTTGGCCGTTCCGTCTGGGTTCTTGGGTTGCACTATCTTTGGCAGTCTCGGTGCCCGTGTGCCTGACCGGCCTGGTGATCCCGTGAATGACTTCGAGAACCTGTCCTTGCCGATTGCGATGTGTGGTGATGTCACTGAGGCTATGTTGCCAGCACTAGTGGCGCCCGCAGTGGCCTGTTCTCTCACTATTACTTCGTTGATTTTCATATATTTCTATTTATTTGTTTTTGTACCCATACCACGTAGGGATTGATGCAAAGCGCACCGGTCATCGGGTCATTTCCATTGCGTAACATGTATGTTTTGTGCTTTTTGACCAAAGGGAATTTTATCCTCACTTCACCTCCCATCATGGTTCCGGGATAAAATTCTTTTTCTTCCCCGTTTTTCTCCATCAAAAATTTATTGATCACCGGAGCGTGTAAAAGGTGCTTCGGTTCGCGATACCATACTTTGCCTTTTGGTGTGGTGAACTTATTCTTGTCACATGAAAAAAATTTTGATTTGATTTTAAAGAAATACTCTTCTAATTTTTTTTCCGGACCGATGAAATCTGCTCTTATCAGTCCTGCATACCACAAGCAGAACGATGCACTTTTTGTCATGAAGCCGTTAGTAAAATTGTTGTCATGAACGGACAGGTCAAGCCATATGTTTGATGGGTTGTTTGAGAGATCGATGGTGTATGCGAAGATTTTTTTTGGCACAACGAATTCAAGACTGTCTCCCAGTAGTTCCCATTTGTTATCAGGATCGGTGGTGTTTTTTACATTATTGGTAAAATTATCATCAAAAAAAATTTCCTTTTTTGGAAATCTCATGTTTTTATACAAATCCCATTGTTGCTCGGGGATAAATTTGTTGAAATTTTCTACCAAATCGATGTCTTTGCTCAACTGTATCTCGTCTATTAAGGTGTCATCTAGGAAAATTCTTGCCCTGCTGGTGTTTTTAAATTTCTTAAAAGTAAACCCAATGAAAAATATGTACTTCATGCAGAAGTAATTATTTTTACTTCTTGCGTCCTGACTTCATGTTGGCACACCAGTGGTACATTTTGCCACGCTCGCCACCATACTTCTTGGCTTTACTTCTCAATGAACTCACACTGCCTTTACAACTGGCACCTGCACGTTTCACACGTCCTGGCCTGCTTTTGCCTTTACGTTTGCCGTCGGCAAAGTTCTCCTTGGCAAGTTTCAATTTCTTGACGTTCATATACTCACCACCCACTGGCACGTCCTTTGTGGCGTTCTGCTTGGTGACTATGCCCACGCCGGCGGCCTCTTCTTTGACCCTGTACGGGTAGGCCATCACGCCTGGTCCGTACCCCATTCGAATTTTTCGCCTGTGTCTCTTCTCGTATTTGTTCAGTTGTTTCTCAACGTCCGGGTGTACGTATGTCCTGATGTATTCCGTTATCTCGCGGATCTTCATTTCTTCTTCCTGCCCGCGCAGTGTGCCTTCTGTGAGAAACCTTTTGGGTTGGAGCAGTTGATCGACTTCTTGTACTTGGCGCTCCAGGCCTCGTTGATGTCCACGCTCCCGTGCCTTGCCTCCTTGCTTGGATTGTTGGCCTTCAGCATCTCCGCCCACACCACCATGTTTGTGGCACAGTTTTTCACTTGTTCCAGTGTGGCGTCATCGTCAACGATCTCGTCAATGCCCTGTGCTTTCGATTCTATGTTGCACTGTGGTGGGATGGTGAAACCGAAGTTGGCCGCGGCCGAATACAATACTCCGTGTATGTGTTGGAATCCATCTCCGCCTCCCGATATCAACGTTCCAAATACTTTGTTGTACATTGGCTGGTATCCGTTGTCCTTGGCCCAACTGTATATTGGATCCAGTCTCTCCAGCATGGCCTGTATGTGGCAACTGTGCTGTCCCCACCATATCGGTGTTGCGAATATGACACCATCCGCTTTGAATATGTCCATGATGTGAGGTTTCAACTCATCATCAACGTCTGCCGTTGCACCTTCATAGTTTAATTCTCTCATTGTGACGATCTCACAGTCATGACCCAATTTCTGGAACGCCATCTGTGCCATCTTGCACACAGTGAATGTGTTTGATTCTTGATCAGGTTTTAGACTACCGTTGAATATCTTGAACCTCACTTGGTGCTCCTCAATGTTATAACACCACAGGCCAATCTGTCACCTGCGTTTCCTGTCTTCAAACTTTCTTCATCTCCGCCCTTGCCCAGATCATCTGGATCAGCGTGTACCACAATGCCTCTGCCAACGACAGAACGATCGCCTATTAGATCAACCCTGTCTGCTCTTATACTGAATTCTGATTTGCCGTTCTCATCCGCTTCGATGTTGCCGAGGTCACCCACATGTCCCTCGTTGAGGTCACCGTGGTTTACTTCATCTGGGTTGTAGTGTCCGCCCATGCTTTTGCAACCATCACTCATGTCGCCGAACTCGTGTATGTGGAATCCGTGTGCGCCTGGTTCCAACCCTGTGATCGTGCCTTTGATCAGTGTTGGCGTTCCAGGTGACTGCATCAATAATATGGTGCCCTTGACCTCGTCCGAATGCTGTAGTTCACACTGTGCTATCACAGTGTCCAAGCCTTCCGTGATGCTTTTGACCTTGTCGCAAGAACACTCCTTGGCTTTGGTCCTGGGACAACTGGTCTCTCTGATTAGGTCTGATGCTCGCATACTGCGAGTATTTATTTGTTTTTGGGCATGGGGTTCTCACCTGTAAGTTTTGGCTTTGCGAACCACAGTTTGAACCATTCCGGTGAGCCTGGCTTGATGTTGTGTTTCCTCATGTACTTGGACTTGGCTGTGCCCACGTATGACAGGTTTTCTCCCATGCTGTCCGTGGATTGTTCGCCCACACCTGCTAATCTCTTTAAGTCTTCGATGTTCATCTATATGGTCCAGTCCCTTAATTGCTGTTTGGTAGGTTTGTGTGCTTTCACTTTCTCAACCTTGCCACCTTTTTGTAAAAATGCCTTCATTTTTTCGTCTAGTTCCCTCTGCTTCTCCTGTGGGGTCTTCTCTATCTCCCCTGCCATGTATGGTCTATTGATCCCGCTGTATTTTGGCATATCCTTCCAGTCCTTTCTTTACTTTGTCTAATGAATCTCTGTTGGCTTGGTATAGTATTCCATAACCACCTGCCGACTGCCACTTTTGTATATTGATTGGCCTGTCGTCGATCAAGATGTTTGGTGTGCCTGTCCCTTTGTCTGTTGCATAACTTTCTTTTCTGCCGGTAACTATTATCTCGTCTGGCTGTTCTATGTGATTTGCTATCCACACCCTTTTGTGTTTGGCACTGTTGGCATGATCTCCACGCAGAGGTGATGTGTTAATGCTAAACTTGCCCCCGGTGAATTTCTTAACCATATCTATCAATGTGTCAGCAGTTCCAAATTTTGGCAAAGTAGCAAAAAAATTAGTGCCTGTAATCCTGTCGATCACTTCCTTTTTAAGGTCCTTGGTCTTGTCATTGGTGAGTTGCTTCCAGTGTTCAACTCCATACATCTTTTCCACACCTCCAAAGAAGTCTGCCATGACTCCGTCCATGTCTAGGTATACAGTTGGTTTTGCGTCTTCCATGTTTTCATTATACAACTTTTTGTTGTTTTCGTCAATCTGTTTACCAAGCCTATCTTGTATTATATCATATAACTTTTTGCCACTGTTTCCGCCCATGATTACTTTGGAAAATTCATGTTCCTGTCCCTTGTTGGCCAGTTCTCTGGCTTTTGACGCCGAGGCACCAGAAGCACCTTCCTGATCCGGATCCCTCTCACCGGCACTTACAACATCTATGAAATCAAATTTGTAAAGGTCATTGCCCTGCTTATCAGGTTTGCCATTGTATTGGTTTAGGAGTTTTTGGAATTCCGCCACCCTGTCCGAGCCGGCCACCATCACTATCCTTGTCCTTCCCTCTGCCTGTATTTTTTGAAGGGCCTGGATAATTGTTTTTACAGTTGAGTCTCCCACTGCTAGATCGGGATAAAACATTTTGATGTAGTCCGCCTTTTCCTTGAATGTGAGTGGATCGGTTCTGTTGTTTTGTTTTTGGGATAAGAAAAGATATGCCTTGCCGTTGACCTGTTTGGCCACGGACTCTAGTTTGCCTAATAGTTTTTGGTGTCCTATTGTGGGAGGATTGAATCGACCAAAGGCAAATACCGCTGTGGAACGATCATCCTCTCTAAGAAACAGTTCCCTGAGGTACATCGTATTCGCCTTGTTTGATATTTTCTAATTCTCTATCTGATATGATTCTAGCCACCTGCTGTCTAGTTTCTTTTGGAAACATTGTCTTGACATCATCAGGTGCTGATCCGTATTCCTTCACGTACTCTTTAGCGGCATCATCGACTAGGTACATCCATAACTTCTGTGCCTTCTCGTGATCATAGACGTTCTTTCGAATTTTTCTCTTGATGTTCGATATAATAGGCATGAAACGCCTCCTGTAAAGGTCCTCATTGTTCATTATGAACGAGTCAAGTTCATTTACCGCGTCTGAGTCTATGTTCTCTGTGACAAATTGTGATGCTCTCATATAACCGTATTTATTAGTACAAGTTCTCTAAAAGCCACATGTAAAATGGTGAAGTAAACGTAAATCTCCAAGTGCCATTATGACCCATTTGCGTGACATTTTTAAAACTTTCAGGTAAATCGGTGCCTGCTGAGCGTTGTTGCGTTGCCCATGGTTCTGGATACTCCGGAGTGTACACCCCTTCATAAACTAATGCACCTATGTCTATTTCGTCTATTACGATGCTTTTGATGTGTAGCATCTGGTCCTTCAGTATGTCACCTTTTTCGTTGATAACGGTCTGTTTGTTTGTCTTGCCAGATCTTTTCAATTCTAGTGTGTATTCCTTGCCCTCCTCGAAAGATGCCGAAAATTCAATCACGTCAGGTTTTTCTTTGGTAGAACTTATTTCTTTTTTGGCCATGGACTGACCATTAAGCAGTATTTCTACCTGTGGTGCTTTGTCCCACATTGTTGCGAAAAGTTCTAGTTTAAATTTTAGTGTTTCGGATGCCATTCGAATTCAAGTCCTGCTGTGTGTCCCTTGTATTCTGTATTTAAATCGTCTCTGAACAGTTCGATTACGATTTGAGTGCCTGGCAACACAACTTTCAAGTATTTGTCAGTCTTATTGAGCACTTCTGCTTCCTTGGTCTTGCCGTTGTTTGTGCAGGTTATGGTTATTGTTTCCATTTGTATATCCTTTCTAAATGTTCTGTTATCTCTCTCCTGTTGCCGCCCTGAGCCTCAAATTCATCTACGAACTTGTCGATAAGGTTTGCGGCCAGTCTCCTGTACTCAGGCAAACAATCTTCCATTAATTTTCGTATTGATTCCTGTGGCACTGAATGCACGATCGTTCCAATGGGCATTTTGTCTATCCAACTTCCCGCCTTGCACATATCGTTTTGTATTTTGTGTAGTTCTTTTGTGGGATTGAATGTTGGCAACTTCTTCCTGCTTTCATCGACTAGTATGCTCATCATTGTGCCAAAATAATCTTCTTTGGATATTTCCTTTTGCATCTACTTCCACTTTGGATCGTCTGGATTTATTGGCACGAACATGTCTTTTTTCATGTCGTACACCAATCCGTGTTTGGTTGCACTGTTGTCGTTGTTGTGACCGAACATCAGTTTTTGCATGTCTGCGGTAAGCACTTCTTTGCCGTTCGCGTCCTTGGTGTAGCACTTGGGATTCTTCATCCATAAAAACTTACAACTGCCCCAGAACTTCTTGACATAATTCATACCCAACTCTACACCGTCATTGCCATTTACTCCTGCTATGTCCTGTCTATACTCAGCAGTGAAGTTGAATGTTGCGTCCGTATCGTGCGTTGGTGTGTGATTGTAGAAGAAGCCGATGTTCTTCTCCTTGTGCTTCTGTGTAAGGTCGCTTTTTATGTTGGTGTAGTTGATCGTGCCGTCTAGATTTACACTCTCGGCTACTTCCATGTCCATACTACCAGAGGTAATGTGGCTAGGAAGTGAGAACGACCAACCGAGAGTGTTATTCTCATCTTTGTGCATCTCGTAAGCCAATCTCAATGACTCAGTCCTTACATCTGAGAATCCTTTTATCAGGCTGTTGTCAACGGTGCTGATGTCCGTGCTACCTCTAGAGTAGTCTATGCTCAACACGTTGTTGCCTATCTGATAGCTCGCACCTATCTGTCCGTAGTCGGTGTAGGTGTTATCACCCACTGCGAGGACGCCACTTGAGCTGTTACCCAACCAAGTCTCGTTCTCCTTCATCTGTCCCACGTTGCCTTTCAATGCGAACTTGTCTGTTATGAAAAATTTCTTACCGATGTTTGCGGAATAATCGCCATTGCCACTCTCGCCTGTGAACAGACCGAAGTTCATGTAGCCTAGGTCGAACTGGCCACCCTGTGCATAACTGCCGTACATCTGGTTGAATGGTAGGTATGCGTATCCGTTCATCATCTGGTCAATGTCTGATACTTTCCTCTTGTCCTGCACGACGAAACTTGATCCAAGGTCCATGTAGTAGTTCCTGTCGTAGTCATCCAGCACCATGATCTTTAAATTTTGTAGACTTGATGGCAATGCTGTGCCTGTGGCAAAATATGTGTTGTTCAGACTCACAACCGGATGGTCAACTCTGCCTGTAGTGACTATTCCAACCGCACCCTGTGGTTTAGTTGCCTCGTCTAGATCCAAAAGACCCTGTCCGTGTATGTTGACGTCGTAACCTGACATGCTCTTGTCTGCCGTGTTCATCACGAGCGATACCAAGTTCTCGCCTTTCATGTATGGCCACATCTGATGTAGAATACCAAAACTGGCAGTCACGTGTGGAGCCGCCATCGACGTACCTGAGCTGGTCATGTAGTTGGTGTTCCCTAGTCCCACCGGTACCGCAGATTTAATGTTGTTGCCCGGTGCAAGAATATAGAAGTCAGAGATTCTGTGTGTGTCATTGCAAGTGTTGTTCACTGTGTTGATGTCTAGGCACACGTGTCCTGCTTTGTTTCCTGAAACGTTGGCTCCATCCCAGTTACCCACTATGACCATCTTGCCTCCTAACACAAGATTGCCGTTGCTGTCAACTTCGGTAGCCCATATGCCCGGATCACCTGCGTGGTTGTATCCGGCGTTACCAGCCGAGTTGACCAGTATGATGTCGTTGTCTGTGGCAACCTGCCAGTATCTGGCATCGCCCGCACCGTTGTAGAATATCTTGTCCGTTATCTCCTGTGCGTTGTAGGTACCGTCACTTAACTGTGTTACCGTTGATCCATTGCTGTCTGTGAACAGTTGCGGTGTGTTGAAACTCATGTTCACTGCTATGATGTTCTTCTCCTCACCACCATTCGCTGTGGGAGATTTCAATTTGGCCATGTCATGTAATGCGTTCTGTGCCTGGTTCTTTGATATACCACCCCTGCCGTAGTAGTCGACATTGGCACCAACCAATTTGGAATTGTATGCAACACCATGTGTTCCTGTGCCGTCTTTCTTGCCTGCTATGATGCCGGCAACGTGTGTGCCGTGATATTGAGAATCTCCACCGTTGCTCACTGTGGAATCATATCTCGTGTAGTCCTTGTACCACTCATACTTGCCATCCAGTTCCGGATGGTCAGTGTCCTGCCAAGTGTCTATCACACCCAGCACCGCACCTTCACCAGTCCAACCCCTTGCGTATGCGTTCGCGGCGTTAATCATGGAATGTCCTGTGCTTTCCGTGTATTCTGTTGTCTTGTGGTCCGCAACCACCGAGCTCATGTTGGCTGTTGGCGTACCTAGATTGATGTCTGTGTCCGTGTATTGATTCGAAACCAGTTGCGAACTGATCTGTGTGCCAGCGTCACTTGTAGTAACAACCACGTCGGCTGTGTTCTCGCTCTGTAGTATGTTCTCGGATCTCTCGGATTGGCTAACCTGTACAGTTGTCCAGTCACCTGTGACCACGGTCGCCGAACCGTTGATGTCCTCGGTTGTTCCATCTTTGTATGTGACCCTGTTCACTGCAGTCGTAGTAGTCACTGTTCTCGTGTCTTTCTTGACTGTGTCTGTGTAGTGTCTTGTTCTGTAAATTTTAGTTGTAGTGGGTGTAGTGGTTGTTGTGTCAACATATCTTGTTACAATGACTGTTGATGTGTTGTTGCCGTGATCCGTTGTCGTCGTCACGTCTCTGTTGGCTGTGTTTGTTGTTGCAGACCCTTCCTCCGTCTCTGTGGTAGTGCTGTCGGCGTCAACGTATGTTGTCACTGTGTATGGATCGGTCTCTTCTGTGGCAGTTGTGACCGTGTCATCTAATGCAATAGTCGTCACAACAGGATTGTCACCTGCCCTTGTCTCTGTTTCTGTCGTCACGGTTGGATCTAGTTCTATTGTTGAACTTGCGATCTCCGTGCAAGTCTGTGCACCATCTGTGTATGTACCATTGAGTAATGTCGTCCTTTCAAATGTACATCTCGTTGTCACTGTGGTTCTTAAATTTGTAGTTGTGGTAGTTTTTGTTCTCTGCTCGTCACCACCGCCTTGGTATATTGTTGCCCAGTCGGTGTAACTCACACTCGAACTGCCCGTTGCGTCTGTTGATGTTTCTGTGTCGTTAGTGATTGTCTGTGTGTTCTTTACTAATTTCTCCGCCGCATAAGAACTTGCAGTAGTGTTCTTCTTTTCTGTGATAATTTCTTCTGCTTTTTCTTCTTTGGCTATTGTGTTGTAGTCAGCCAGTGTTATGGTTCTACCCTCGGCAACCTTTTGCACCACGGGTTTGACGCTGTCCTTTAGATAAAGGAATGCCGCATATGCTCTCTTGTATGAATCCGAATTGTAAATTGAATATTGTTCGGTTTCAGGCTGTTGTTTGATCAAATCTTCCGTCTGTGCCCACAGTGTTTCCGCTTCTCCCAACATGGATAACAGAGTGTTCGCTTTGGCCTGGTCCTCTGATGTTGGACCTGTCAGTATCGCTTGTATCTTGCTGATGTCACCACTTGATATTTCACTGTTGAATGAACTCAACAAGGCGGAATAATCACTGATAAGGGATTCTGATCCGTTTAGATTTGTCAAGTCGTTTTGCACGAAGTTGGAAACTGTGCCAACTGCACCACCTCCACCTCCTCCGCCACAAGCGGTAAGCGCCGTCAATGAACCTGCTAGTAGTAGGTTCCTGATCTTCATATGATGCTACCCATTATGAATGCACCCAACAAGAAGACTAATAGCAATCTTGTGTATAAATTTGATTTCTTGAGAACCTTGTATCCGTTCTCTCTGAGGCAAATTACATGGGCGTCAATTGACTCCGCTGTAATATTCACATCAACTGTGTTGATCTGTTCTAGGTCTTTGTCGTTCATGTGTAAATTATAACACAGAACTGGTAATTGTCAACCGGCAGAAAAGCCAGTGTTTGTGCGACTTTTTAATGATTGTATAGTATTTTTCTGATGGATCCAGTACTCATTCCGGATACTTTGGCTCTTACCCATACAAAATTGCCAGAGAAGTTGGCAGTGAATGCCAGGGTTGAACCGTCGATGTTGGTGCTGTCAATTGTGGTTCCTGAGATGTCAAACCAGTCATCCTCTGTGGGATCTGTGGCAAGGCTACCTTGCATCTTTATACTGATGTTGGCGTCATCGTTGATAGTTGAACTCACATGATAGGCAACAGTATGCACACCATCTGGCTGTGAGTAGTAGCCGTCGCCTTTTTGCTTGTCACTGACGAAACCTACGTGGTCCAAAGTTATCGACTGGCCAGCGTCCTCTGTGGTAACTTCTTCCTCGACAATGATGAAGTCATTGCTTGAACTTTTGCTTTTGACTGTGAAGGTGCTATTGTTGGCACTGTTTGACGCACCGCTTACAGTGATAAGATCAAACTTATTGTATGGACCAAAACTAATTGTGCTGGTATCAGAACTGCTTATCTTGTATTCCGTTCCTGTTTTTGTGAAACTTATTACCGTGCCTGTCTTGTCCGCTTCGTGTTCTTTTTCACCTAGTAATGTAATACTTTTTTGTGCCATCGTTGTTATTTATTCAGTATTTTTCCTTTTGAATCTTGCTGTTTTGGGACCGAGTCCATACACAGCGGCCAGTTCGTTCGGTTCCTGCCCATCCACAGTTATCACATCTGCATACTTGATCCTGTACAATTTTCCGTCCGCTTCACCCATCTCCTCACAAACGCAGTCGTCCTCGTTGGCCTTCTTAACCCTAAGATGTGCCCGCTTGATCACGGCATCACCCATCCAGTTTTTCTTAACCATGCTTTCAATGATGGTCTGATCATTGAAAATGTTCCTATCTCGTAGTTTTTTTATTGCTTCCATTTTCCACCTTTCTAAATTTTATAATTTTGTCAATTGCTTGTTGCGCCATCATGTAAATTGGTGTGATGTAGCGTTCTTGTGTCACATAAAAATATCCGCCAAAGCAGTATGGATTTTTGTTCTCCAGAAAGTCAAGCAGGCCGTACCCAGGCACGTAGCAGTTGTCTACGTTGCGGTCAATGAAACTCCTAAGGTTTTCTCTCTGTGTGTCTGTTATTACCCTGTGGGCGTCTTTCTTGATGTGGACCTGGTACTGGTACTTGCCATGTGGCAACCTATGGCATCCAACGACATTCTCCTTGAGATCACCGTGCCTCGGGTCAACGGTGTCTACGCTCACAAAGTTATCAATGAATTTGTCTTTGACTACCTCCGCCAGTTGTTTGTTCGTATAAAAAATGCTTTTCTTTTCTTGTATCCTGAACTTCATATTGTTCCTGTTGTTGAGAATAAAATCCGCCAGTGACCAAATCTTTTCAAGCCTGTTGTTGTTGTCCTTGATTTTCTGTAAGTTTTCGTCTGTTGTTGGCCACAGCATTGCCGTCTCTGGTAGATTCAAGACAGTCTTGTAACGGTACTTGCCGTAGTAAAGCCTATTGTGGTGCTTTCTCATCTGCAGGTTTGAAAGTGTCAATCTTTTTTGGTTCTTTTTTGGCCTTGAACATCACAGTCAGTTTAGGCACGACATCATTGGATAATCCAACTTCCACCATGCCGCCCTCTGTGAGCTCTCCGAACAATATCATTTTTGATAATGGTTTCTTGATCTCTTCATCAATCACACGTTGCAATGGCCTCGCACCCAATTTTGCATCAAATCCTTTTTTAATCAAGAAATCAACGGCGTCATCTGTAGCATTTACCTCAACGTCTTTTTCATTTGTCATGGTGTTAAGCTCAAGCAAGAATTTCTTCACTATAGATTTCATGGTGTCTTTGCCTAGTTTGTCAAACTTGATAACCGCGTCTAGCCTGTTCCTGAATTCTGGTGGGAAGAACTTTTTCAATGCAACATCATCCTCGCCTGTCCTTTCGGTCGGACCGAAGCCTATGTTGTTTCTCTCGTTTGCTTCTGCGCCCAAGTTAGATGTCATTATGAGAGTGATGTTCCTGCAGTCTGCTTTCTTACCATTGCTACCAGTGACCGTACCATAGTCCATCACTTGCAACAACATGTTTGACACGTCTCTGTGTGCTTTCTCTATCTCGTCAAACAGCACAACCGCGTGTGGGTTTTTCTCCACTTCGTTGATAAACATACCACCACCCATTTGTGAGTCTTCGAATCCAACATACCCTGGAGGAGACCCTATCAATTTAGCAATGGAGTGTTTCTCCTGGTACTCACTCATGTCAAAACGCAAAAGCTCAACCCCTAATGTCTTTGCCAACTGCCTTGCCGTCTCTGTCTTACCACAGCCTGTGGGTCCTAGGAATAGGAAAGATCCAACTGGCTTTGTGAGACTTTTTAGTCCGGCCCTGGCAACGAGAATTTTGTCTGTGATTGTGCTTATGGCCTTGTCCTGGCCAAACACCTGCAGTTTCATTTTTTCTTCTAGTGTCTTTAGGTTAGTGGCTTGTTTCTGCGAAAGTTGTTCGATAGATATGCCGGTCATCACACTTATCTCGTGTATGATCTCGTCATGGTCGATCTTGCCGTCTTTGATACCTTTAAGTCTTAGTCTAGCACAGGCAACATCGATTACATCAATTGCTTTGTCAGGTAATTTTTTGTCTGTGATGTATTTGCTTGAGTAGTCCACAGCGTCCTCGCAGGCCTCGTCTGTGATTGTGCAATTATGGAATTTCTCGTAATACTGCTTGACTCCTTTGAGTATCTTGACCGCAGTCTCGTTCGTAGGCTCCCCGACTTGCAATCTCTGGAATCTACGCATCAATGCTCTGTCTTTTTCGAAGTACTTCCTGTATTCTTCCCACGTGGTTGAAGCAATTACCTTGATCGAACCTTTGAGAAGTGCTGGCTTGATCATATTGGCCATGTCCATGCTGTTGCCCTGTCCCGTGGCCCCAGCACCCACTATCATGTGTGCCTCATCGATGAACAGTATGCTTTTGCCTTTTTGGTCAAGAGCATTTACAATCAGTTTGAGCCTCTCTTCAAAATCACCTCTGAACTTGCTTCCTGCAATCAGGCTGTTGACATCCAGGCTCCATACAATATGATCCTTGATGTATTCTGGAACGTCTGCTTTGTTTTTTGCTATACGTCTTGCGAGTCCTTCAACAACAGCGGTTTTACCCACTCCTGGATCACCAACTATCAACACGTTGTTCTTGTTCCTTCTGGCCAATATTTGCTTTAGTTGTTCAGTTTCTTCTTCTCTTCCTATGACAGGATCTATTTTTTTATCAAAGTATTTTTGATTTAAGTTCTCACAGTAACTTTTTAGAATTCTATCTGCCTGATTGGGTCTAAGTTTTTGTTCAGATTGTGGTTGGCTACCACCCATTGCCGCCATGCCCTCGTCTAGTATTGTTTCAGTGGACACAAGGTCCATTAGATCCTGTTTGTTTACCTGGTGTTTCTTGAGGAAGAATGCCGCATAACTCTTTTTTTCTGAGAAGATTGATATCAGTATGTCGATCGAGTTGACATCCTGTCTGCCCTGGAACAGTGCCTGCGTGAATGCTCTGTTCATCAATCTCTCGAGACTAGCGGTCTTACGTGGAGTCATTGGTTCTTTGCCTTTTGCAACAATGTCGTTGCACTTGGTATCGAGGTAATCTTCTACATCCTTAATAAGTCCACCAACGTTAATTTTGAAATCGTGTAGAGTTGTTCCGATGTCTTTGTCTTTTATCAACGCCAGTAAAACGTGTTCTATTGTGACGTACTCGTGTCTTCTTTTCTCCGCTTCCTTAACTGCGTTTTCGAATATGTTTTCTAGTCCTTCGTTTGCTTCTAACATTTCCACTCCAATCTATTTTTCCTTGTTGAATCGCGTCCCAGGTCTCTATGTCTCTGTCGGTCCAAAAGCACTCCTGCTGTATTCCTGCCACCAGCCATTCCACGTCCTTTCTTCCAATCGGTTGTTTGTAGGTGCCTTTTAGTATTTTCCATGCCTTAGTTTCCTTTGGTCTTTTTAATTTTTGTTGGCCATTTGCCATCGCAGTTTGCTGACTCTCTGATTAAACGTAATACCCTCAAGGTGATCGTGTTCATGCTGGAAGCACTTGGATTCCATTCCGTCGAGCCTTGCGTATCTTGTTTTTCCTTTTGTTGTTTCATATTGTACTTCTATAACTTTTGGTCTTTCTACTTTAACAAAGATGTCCTTAAAACTCAGACACCCTTCCACGTCTATAACTTTTTCTTCTCCCTGCATTATTATCTGTGGATTCCAAATTATAACAGGTTTTTGAAATGTGTCAAATGAGTCATGACCTATCGCGAAGAATCTTTTGGTAATGCCCATCTGGTTCGCGGCCAGTCCCATTCCTTTCTCATCCAGCATCAGTTTAACTGCGTCTTGTTCAAACCGTTCTATATCATCATAACCATCTATAGTGTCAGTTTTCTTCCATTCCGTGCTTTTCTGTAGCAGTGCCTCGTGTGGGTATTGGTATACTTTTATCATAGGTCCTTAATCTTCTTCAAATCCTGTGCTGAAAGTTGTGGTATCAACACGTGTACTTTCACGTATAGGTTTCCACGAATATTTAATGTCTTGTGTACAGGCATTCCCTGACCCTTCACCATCAGCAGTGTGTTGGGTTGTGTGCCTGCGGGCACTTTCACTTTTATAACCTTATCCTCCAGTGTTCTAAGTTGTAACTCGTGTCCACGCACTGCCTGGAAACAGTCGATGGTTTTGTCTGTGTAGAGATCGTTGCCCTTACGTGTGTATCCATCACAGTCTAACACATTCATTTGCACCAGTAGATCACCACGTGGCATGTTCCTAATAGCGTCATCACCCATGCCTGAGAACTTGAACGTGACTCCGTTTTGCACACCCGCTGGTATCTTTACTGTGGCGAACTCGTCCCTGCCCGACGGCAGTTTGTAGTTAATAGTCTTCTCATGGTTCATCATAGCCTCTTTCAGGCTCACTGCCATACGTACCTGCACGTTCCTGTTGCCACGTCGTGTCTGTCTGAATGATCTGGGTTGTCCTCCTGAAGTGAAGTTGAACTGCACTCCGTCGCCCATGTTCTGGAATCCTGAAAAGAAGTCACCGAATATGTCTTCGTTGAAGAACGGATGCTCTCCACCACCAGTCGTGCCTGGTCTACCAAACTTACGCATGGTGTCGTAGTCGTGCCTCTTCTGTGAGCTCTTCAGCGTGTCGTGTGCCTCGTTTATCTCCTGGAACTTGTCCTTGTCTCCGCCCCGGTCCGGGTGGTGTTGCTTGGCGAGGTTCTTGAATGCTTTCGTGATCTCAGCACTGGTGGCCTTTTCGTCCACACCCAGGATGTCATAATAATTTTTCATTTATGTAATTGTACAACAGATCCTACGTCTGTCAATGTGTGTTGGTTATTTGAACTTCTTGTTTATGTACTTGTAGATTGTGTAGGCCACGAGTAACACCACTATGGTTCCAATTCCGTCAAACCAACTTGTCTCATTGATCACCTTCAGCAGGTCTGCGGTCAACCAATCCATTATTTGCTACTCTTTGCTCTTGAACCGGTGTATAGACCAAACCAAGCCGCACCAGCACCGACCACGATCGACACAAGTCCTGACTGTTCCATGGTTGGAGCAGGTATGTTCATGTACCATATCACTACTTTATACAATAGGTAAATGTAAGTTGTGATGAATACCCTTGGGAATATTCTCCAACTGTCAACTGCCTTTGCAAGGTCAATCAGACCTTGATACTTGTTCTTGCCGCTGTTGGTCAGGTTAGTGTCAACTTCTAGTTCTATATTGACTTTCTTCTTTGGGATCAATTTGTCTTCGTTGAGTGTTTCCATTATTTCAACTCCGGTATCTTATGGTTTCTTTTCCTGTGTCCGTTCCATGCAACAAATCCGCCCAGTCTCAATGACCAGTACGCCAGGTAGTTCATCACATAGAATCCGTTCACAACGATGTTGATGTCTCTGAAGATTTCATCTGCTCTCTTCTGTGTTATTTCACCCATTGTTTTTTTCTTGTTGACTTCCAACAATGTTTTGTATTTGTATGCGTAGTCGTGTACCAATCCACCGATCAGCAACACACCCACTGGTGAGAAGAATGTTCTCAAAAATTTAGGTATGCTGGCACCATCGAAAGTGAATCCCGCTGGTATCACATACTCCGTGCCGTCTATGTTATACTTCCAGTCTTTAGTGATCTCCCAGTTACGTGTTGACAATAACCACATCACGATGCCCTTCCAAAAACCTTTGCCCTTTGTCTTTATGGGTAGTGGTTTCAGTTCAGGAAATCCTTTGAAGTTGAATTTCTGTTTTGGTTTCTTTCTCTTGTCTGTGAAGTTCACTATCGCACCGATGATCACCACCGCGATCAGTATCGTCCACTGCCAAAATTTCATTGCTAATGCTACTAATAGTTCCATAAGTCTCCTCGTTTATGTGCGTATTTATTCGATCGGGCCTTTGACGATCTTGGCCTCAACTAGTTTCTTCCTGTTCTTCATGTGCTGTTTCTGTACATCCGCCTTTGATCCACCGAAGTAGGCCACGGCGTGTCCCTCCTTACACATGATCTGGCTCACTTGTTTTCCTTCAATTAAGAAGTCACCAAGCACACGTCCAAACTTGCCCTTCATGTCCTCACCTTTCTTGCTGATTGTGGTCTGCAATACCGGTTTAGGTCCCAGTAACGATTTCAATCTCGCCTTTGCCGCAAGTCCAAATTTCTTTTCAATCTTGTCCCTTGTCCTTGATTCCGGCGTGTCTATGCCCATTATCCTCACACGCTCGTTCATCTGCCATATGCCGAAGCCCAGGTCGATGTCCACATCCACGGTGTCACCGTCTATGACCTTCTTTAATTTACATCTATACGTCCACATTATTCCGTCTCCTCGTAGTATTTCTTGTATTCCTCAAGTAGGTTGTTTGTTTCCTGTAATTTCTGTCTTATCTGTGCGAAGTTCTTGGCCAACAGTTCGAACTCTTTGTCCGTCAGTCCGAACAGCACGGGATCTATGCCCTCCGCTTCCAATTTAGCGAACACCTCGTCAGCGTTCTCTGACGTGATGATGATCCATTTGATCTTTTCAAGATCTAGTGCTTCTGGATTAGGAAGGTTGAGTTTGGCCCTTGGCTCTTCGAGGGAGAATATCTTAACACGCTTCTCGCCCACGCTACAACCGGCCAGTAAAATCATCATTGCTATCAGTAATATCTTATTCATAGTGTACATAATTTGGATTTGCTAGGCTCGGACATTCCGGATTGATCTCCGACTTCTTGGTTGCTTTCAATTCTTCCTCTGTGTGCTCGGCACCTGAAGCCAGTTCCACACATCTCGCGGCGTTGTCCGCACCCTTGTTGATGATCCTCTCAATGGCCCCAGTCCTGTCTATGGCCAGTTTGCCAATGTCTCTCTTGCCCTTGTTGAATCTCTTGTCCAACTCATCAAGATCCTTCTTGAAAGTCGAGATCAACACATTAAGTTTCTTGTTGCTTTCCAGTATGGCCTCGAAATCTTTCTTTTGTTGTTCTAAAACTTTAGTCTGTTCCGCTATGCCCTTTTCTAACTCGATCTGGTTTGCTTTCAGCGTGGCGTTGTCAGCCTTGAGTTTGTAGATGTAGGCGGCACCTCCGGCCAGTCCTACGACCATCACGAGTGTGATCAGCATTTTGATCTGTGAAAACATTATGTACGTATTTATTGAATAAGGCCAGGTTTATAAACGGTCTTGCCGTTTTCTTTCATGGCAGTAAGAACAGATTTACGATTGCCTTCTGACTTGTATGAAACATGAACCCAACCGGAATCAGGTATGCCTGGTGTGTAGAACTCCAGTATCAGTTGATCGAAGTCTAGGTTGTCTTCTATGTATTTGGCCACATCGTAGTTGGGTGTGCCCGGACATTCTATGTCCACCGCTTCGCCTTTACAGTGCTGTGATTTACTTGAGCCGCCCACGGCCTCGTTCAATTTTGGCCCCCTGTATCCTGAATTGATCACTGTGACTCCAAATTTGTCTCTTACACGTTGCACCACGTTTCTGAATAATTGAGTTGCGTTTGCAAGGTGTTCTTCACCTGGAGTGTTGTCAATGCCCTGTCTCAGAGCAGTCTGACTCTTTGTGAATTCCTGTAACGTGAAGTTTTTACTTAATCTTACCATCCACTCTTACTTAACAGAGCAGACTCCCCGCCCTTGCTGAAAATGAATCTGTCTTCTGTGGTTTTGGTAATTTGGTACGGTCCAAAGTATTTTGTGAGCCACATGCACTCACTCATTGCGTCTGCGTCCAGTTTGAACGCCTTCACTTCATTCATCATCATCTTGGTCTCGCCAAATGCGTGTAGTTCAAACTTCAATGTGTCTGCGTTCTGCTTCTTTATTGTGACGACATTGTTGTCCAGTCTGAACTCCATCATGTTGAACTTGTCGAAGAAGTCTTTTACTTCACCCAATCTCAGTTGTTGTACCTTTTGTGTGTAGGCGATCGGTGACCTTGGTAGAACATCCGCTAAATTTTTACTCGATGCTTCGAAAGGCACAGTTCTCTTGTGGTATGTGAATTCAAATGTTTCGATGTTTGTAAGTTTCTTTAGATCGTCTAAGAATTTTCTAATGTGTTGGTCCACTTGTTCTACTCTTGCGAATTCTATGAATACCCTGTACTTGCCGTCTTCCATAGTGCCCGGTGTGGCGTCCGCGTCCAGCACTTCCTTGTATCCGGTCTCTGCGAAACGTTCCAGGTCCTTGGCCGCCGCCTGGCTGTCCGCCGTGAACGCAAGAACCATGATGTTCCTGTCGTCACCCATCTTGGACTTGAACTGGTCCACTGAGAAACGTTTCCCAATTATGCCTTCGAGGTCTCCTGCTTTCAATCCTTCATTAACTAATGTCATTTGCTGTATTTAGGTCTCCGACCATCTCGTCAGTAGCATCTTGGCTGTCGATCTCGTCCTTGCCGTGTTTGAAATTGCCAATTAATTCTTTTGGCATCTTGATCTCAACCACCCAGATGTCATGGGCGTCGATCTTGCCTTTTGTTGTGCCTGGTCTGTAGTCCTCTGGACCCTTGATAGTCCTTGGTTTCAGTAATTCATCTTTTTTGTATGATACTTTACAACCTCTGTCAAGTAATCTCTTACCACCTGCAGGGTCTGGCATTTTATCTGCTGGCCACATGAATGAACATGTGACAAAATGTCTTGAATCGTTCGGACCTGACAGCAGTTCTCCCTCTTGCCAGTTCTCGAAAACGTACACGTCCAGTTCATCTATCACACGCTCGAAGTCTTTCAGGATGCCTAGTGTAGGTCCCACTGCGTATAGTGACTGTGTGTTTCGGATTATGTCTAGTACATCATGCATTTGCAAGTGTTATTTATCTGAAATATCTGTGTTGTAAAATATGCATAGTTATTTTGGAAATTTCCAAGTAAGTATTTGTACATGATTCCATATCAAAACAGAATCAAAAATCAATCCAACAACAACCTACAGGAGCATTATGCTATCATATCACAGCCTACAACTACGGCCTTTATTCCAACGGAAACTATGGAAGGAGATGAGGAAAAAGCGGGTCTACGACAAGCGTGTCAAATTATACATGCTGAACGAGGACTGGTTGAGGATAAGGAAGCAGAAGGACAGGCGTAGGCGCCGTGTGCTGTTGAAGTTGTGGAAGGCCAGGAGAGAAGCGATACTGCGTAGGAGATACGCGGACGTTATTTGACGAACTCGTCCATCGCCTCTGCGTACCACTGGCGATAGTGTTGTTCTATCCTTTCGAACGGAATTTGATCCCGTTGTGCTACCGGTATACCTGGTAGGTCATTCTTCAGGACTTTTTTATTGACAAGGTCAAGCACCACTGTGTATTCCTGCATCTTGCCTGGTCCAATTTTCTTTTTTGACAGTGTGACAAATTCATCAAACTTTTTGTCCGGCTTGATTGTATAACTGACACAGAAGTATCTCTTCTTTGCGTGTTTCTTACCCATTAGACAACCTAGCAAGTTTTATCATTGTTGCGGCAAGATTTATTTCTGGATCTGCTATTGCAGGATGATCGACCATTCCTTGTTTTATTATTAAAACAGCCTTATCTTGTTGATCCTCATCTTTAGATATGAGATCCAGGTTGTTGTACAGCCATCTGTAGATGCTTTCACACTCCTGTGGATTGGCCTTGGACACCACAAGCCTTCTAGCCTCGTTGACCTTGCCTTGTTTGAACAACTCTACCATTTGAGTCATCCAATCCTGCTGTAAGTTTTCTTGTGCGGCCGGCGGATAAAGTTTTCCATCTTTAACATTTTGTTGTACTGCGTTGATGCATTTTCTTAGATCCGGATAGCAAGATCTGACGTATGTATCAACCGTGTCTATATCTATCTCGACCTGTTCCGCAACTAAAATTTCTGCCACTCTCGCTGTGTATTCTGTTTTGTCTAGCGTGTCCATCTTAAATCCTTGACACCTGCTTTTGATTGCCGCGATTATTCTATGATATTCGTTGCAAGTCAAAATAAATCTTGCACTGCTGGCAAATTCCTCCATTACACCACGTAGCGCCGCCTGTGCATTTGGTGACATGTAATCCGCTTCGTCTAACAGTACATATTTAAATTCTCCAAATGGCATTATTTGTATAAAATTTGTAATCCTGTTTCTTACTTCGTCAACACCAGTCTCTCTTGCCGCATTGATGTGAAGTATGTCATAACTGTTGACATCCAACTCGTTCAAAAGCACTTTGGCCAAAGTTGTTTTGCCTGTGCCGGGAGAGCCATGAAACAACAAATGTGGAATTGACTTTTCTGCTATCCAACTTTCCACTTGTTTTTTTTGTGTTTCGTCCCTGACCACATATTCCTTCACAGTCTTAGGTCTGTATTTCTCTACCCACAGTTCTTTCATCTACGTAACCATTTCCTCGCCGCCTCGATTGGATTCTTCAGTCCAGCGTACGTCTTGTCTATGAACTCGATGTGTTTGTACAACACCTCGCTGAGCTCATCAACACTTTTCTGTAGTCTATCAATCTTGTCTTGTAATTTTTTTATGTCTTGTTTTTCCACCATACCTTATATTATAGTATTTTCTACCCATTGTCTATATAATTGTTCCGCGGCCAGGTTCTTACCTTTTGCTTCTGTCTGTATGTCGAAGTGTTCTCGGAAACTCAGGGCCCAGTCATTTACCTTCCTGTTTGGTAACAGGTCCGAGTGTGCCCGCAATTTCTGTTTCTTGCAACCACGCTCCAGCAACATCCGGATGTCATGCATCTCCGTGTGCGTCTTGTCTCCTAAATTCGCTGGTGCCAGGTGTTCGTCCCTAGAATAAGAATAGTGTAGTGTAGGCCTTACGCCACGCCATGAATCGACAACTCTTTTTACCCTGTCATCGTTTGCGTCAATGTATTCCTCGTCTCTGATCCAGTGATGGTGTATATCTAGGACAAGTGCTAGGTCCTTTTCAAGTTCCAGCGAAGCATCCAGTCCCCAACCCATTTCGTCATTCTCGATTGTGATCAGGTTACGTGCCTCTTGTGATAATCTCGGAAGTGCTTTTCGTATGCCATCTGGTCCTTGTCGGCCCGAGATGTGTACATTTATCTTGCAACCATCCTGGAATGACTTACCGAAACCCATCCAACGTGCCATGTCAGCATGGTACTCAAATTCTTCTATGCTTCTCTCTACGATATCTGGCGTTGCACTGGACAGTACACAGAACTGTCCTGGGTGGAAACTGACCTTGACGTCAAGCCTCCTGGACATCTCGCCAACTGGTGCGAATATGCTCTCACAGTGATCCTGTATGTGTGGCTGTTGCCACCATGACTTCCAGTCCTTCTCGGTGTAGCCCTGTAGCATCTCGCTACCCAGCCTCACCTGTCTACGTTCTTTTGGAAGTGTGCCCACACGCTCTATCAGTCTACGTGCCGCTGTTGCGTTGTGGTTCATTATGTCCCACTGCCTCTGTTCGGCCTCTTCCTTGTGTTCCCTCAGCCAACGCATGGTGGTTGAACGGCCATTGAGATCACGATCCTTGGCATTCACCTTCATGCCTCCGAACTCGGACTTGTCATTGAGCCATTTGCAACAGAAACCTATACGCATACAATTATTATAACACAGAAGTCTTATTTGTCAATTTGAGATTGTGCCCAATCATTGATTAAACCAGACACTTTTAACTTGAATTTGCTATCCCTGTCAACGTCTCTGAGGATCTTGTTGGCTTTGGCCAGTTGCAGTCCTTGTCTTACTGGGACCTTTATTGCTAGTGCAGTCTTCTTCCGTTGTTTCTTCAATGCCTGGACCCTGTGCCAGCCATCTAATAATATGAAGTATCCGGAATCTTTTATAGGTGCCACCAAAATAGGCTTCTGTTTCTTGTTCTTTGTAAGTCCCTTTATCCAGGTCCTCTTCTCCTTGTTCAACGGTCGTTCAACTCCCAGTCCTATGTCAGCCATGGTAACAAGTTTTTTTATCTCTACATTAATCGGTTTCATAGTCTATGTAATCAATGTTGTCTATGATTTGCCAATCTGGTCCTTTGGGCCAAGGTTTGGGTCTTGCTGGTAGGTCATTCACATCCGTTGTGTCTCTGTACTTGTTGGCACAGATGGGTCCACAGAAAGGTTTTATTATTCTCTTATCACCTGCGTCGTCGTGTATGTTGTCATACCAATAGATGGCGTCCATGAATACAGCCTTGCAAACATAACAGGTGTGTATTTTTTTAATCATTGCCCGGCAGTGATTTCATTTGTTCCATGCCGCCTGTGTTGATATATCCTGCCTGTTTCCTATTGAATTCGGGTTCGTCATCTGACACTAACAAGATGTCATTCTCGTCTATCATCCTTACTTCCAGTTCAACACCTTCTTTCTTGACTTTGAATCCCCTGCTCCACCTGCCGTGTGCGACCATCACCCATTCACCGACCTTGACGTCCTCCTGTTGATTACCCACTGCGTAGACTCTGGCCCACCGTGGATGTATTCCACTTGCCGTGCCGTCGTCGTCCATCATGATGATTCCACCTTTTGATTTTGTCTCACCAAAGTGCATGTCCGATACCAACACCCTTTTCTTCAAAGGTGTGATGTCGCTGTCTACGGTGTATTGTTTACCACCGTGTGAACCAAATCCTTTTGACTTTAGGTCTTCTATCTGTCCCATAGTAATATTATTTTATTAGATTTATTTCGGTGCGTCAAGTTTTTTGTACCCGAATCTGTCAAAGTCTTCTGCATGATGTTGGTTGATCCATTTCACAGCCACAGGTGTCAGCACTCTACTTCGTAGAACGTACTCTACAGATTTGTTGATCCTTGATTTTAACTGAAACTGCAATGACTCTGACACATGGTTCCTGAGGTAGTCCCACGCACTGCCTAATTCAGAAAACGGTATGTATATGGTGTGTTCTGGTAGTCCCTCGCAGAAGTGAGACTGTGGCAGTCGATGCTCTCGTGGATAGCGGTTGTATCGAGTGCTTGTAATCCAATAGTCGAACTCGCAACGATGGTAGTGCTCACGTCCTGGTCGCAAGATCCAGTGTTGGTACATAGATATCATCCTATCATAGGGATCACGATGCACACAGAAAATAGTGTAGTCCTTGATGCGGTCCTGTGTTTGCCTGTCTAATTCTTTCCAAGATAAATGCTTGTAACCGTTGTGTTCGAAATCCAGGGTTCCCTTACCAGGCACGAAGAATGCTTCTCTCAGTGCTGTGCCACCGGTTCTTGGTGTATGACAGAATGCCAGTTTGTGATCATGATTCCACAACATCGGCGGTTGTTTTTTTATTATTCTAGTCCGTCAAGTGCGGCGTCGATGCCTTGTTTAGGTGCTTCCTGGCTAGTTTTTGTTACCTTTGGTGCTTGTTCGACTTTTGTAACAACTTTTTTTTGAGGTGCAGGTTTTTTCGCAACCGGAGTCATTTTTTGTATTTTGCTCTGTGGTGGTGGAGTTTTGACTATAGGTTGTGGACGGTCTCTCGCGGGTGTGTCGTCCACCTTGCCTTTCGGCTGTTCGTAATACTTCTGTATCACTTGATCTTTGGTGTTTACCACTCTATTACCAACACCAAGAACGTCACCCCTTGCGTTCACGTTCATGTTGCCGACCGCTCTTACTGACTCGTTGGCCGCTCTCAGTTTTTCTATGTCCACCATGCGTCCCTGCATGGTTCTGTACATTCTTTTTCTCGGTGCTCTTGCTACCATAATAATATGCTCCTATTACTTTTACTTATCATCGCAGAAATTCACGGTGATCCAAATTGTACAGCATGGGATTGATCTTGTGTACACCTATCAGGAACAGGCAAAAACTTGACACCGAACTACCTCTTCCAACTCCCCAAACTATGTTGTTTTCCCTCAGCGTGTCTACAAAGTACATTAAAAACTGCAATACACGTACAAATTTTTTTTTCTCAAACAAGTCGTATTCGATCTGCACACGCTGTCTTTCGTCATCATTTTGACACTTGTCTAGTAGCCACTGTAGTACATTCACTTGGTAGTATTTGTGTGGCATGTTCCAGTTTGTTGTCATTTGCTTGTCAAACTCAGCAACCGTGCCTCTTTGTGGAGCAAGTTTTAATTGAGGGAGATCTAGACCAAGCTCTTTAATTGTTGCATTGTATTTTTCTGTGTCTTGGAAAAATAATTTTGATATGTCAAAGTCAGGATTTTTGTATAAGATGTCTATTGCGTCCTGTTCAGTGAACAGAACGTCGCCGTGATCATTTATTTTTGTCTTTTCCGCCATCTAAAACCTTCGGGTTGAACTCGAATATTTTAGCATGTTCTTGGTGCTTACTGTCAACTGGAATTTGTTGATTGCTCCAACTGAAGTGTCCTGTATAAATGCCTTTGTCCATTTCTCTGTCATACGTTGCTGTGTCAGGTCTCAACCACCATGGATCAAACTTCTTGTACTTGTCTGTGAACCAGTCTGGTCTATCTAAAAGTATAAGCTCTTTGCTGTCTTTGTCAACCGTGTAGGTAATACCATCTCCTTGCCATGAAGAAAGATCTATATGGTTGATGGTGATCTTGGAATCAAGTATTGAATTTGCCTTGCAAAAACAGACAGACGCCATGATTTGGTCATAGGGTGGCCTTGGTAATTCAATAAATCTGTTGTTGGTATTTTTTTTCAATACTTCGTACAATGGTTCTTCTCTCCATGTGGTAATGGTGTTAGCAAAAACTTGCTCGAAGAGATTTTTCAGCCTGTCAAAGTAGGTGGTTTGTTCTTTAAGACTTGCGGTGTGTGGAGTGAGGCTGATTTTTACATCATACTCGTTGGAAAATAGTTCTCCGTCGACTACAATAATTGATTTGAATTTGGTGCTCCAACTGAAACTGTTTGACATGGAAAATATTTACTATTCCATGTTTATCAAGTCACCCATATCTGGTTCGTTGCGAAGTTTCTTGTTGTTCTTGTGCCACTCCTCTGTACGCCTCTGCCTGATGGCATCCTGGTAGGTCTTTAATGCCATTTGCAGGTTCATTAGCATCTCCGGATTTCTGCCGCGCCTTGCGATTGCAACCTTTCTTGAAAGTTCTTTTATTCTTTTAGAGATGTCTTCATCAGACATGTTGCCTATTTCTTCTTGCAATGGATGGAAGTACATTGGCCTCCTTCAGTTGTTAGACGTACTGTTTGCCTAATTGGTGCATTAGCACAGTTGTTCCACCGTCTGGGGTCATGAATTCATACAACACACGTCCCAGTCCTGGCGCAATCGAGTCTGATGTGCCGTCACTACCATTTACGTTGTCTGCCTTGATTGTTGCACTTGGAAAGACAAGAGTTGTCGCTCCTATGGCCACGGTTACATCAAGCACTATTCTGCCCAAAGAACCTGTTGGTGGAAAGTTTATAAAATCAAAAGTTGTGTCAGCAGTTACGGTGGCTGTTTGGTAATGCCCGTTTTCATGGTTGAGTGTGATCGAACCACTACCAACAGAACCATGGTCGTAAACACTCTCAGACGTGTCTTTTAATTTTGCTCTGGTAATTTCGTTGTCGGTGAAGTTGTTGGCCGCATTTGTTTTTGCTGTATTTGTTTGCAAAGTTTCGATCTCGTCCTTGCTGTGCTGAAAATTATTTTTTATAGCACTAAAGTTATCTCTAAAACCTTGTGAGCTATTATCCTGTCCTGCTTTGGGAAAGGTTTGATCTACGCTTCCTGGTACTATGCTACTTGCCATTAAAATATTCCTTTATCTCTAAATTTAAGATATTTATCGTTAGATCTCTCCACCCTAATGATTGTTCCTTGTGCTGGTGTCTCTTTGGTAAAAGTTATTGTTGTCTTTTTGTTCGCTGTGTCGTGCGAAAGTTCAATACCATACTCGTGATCGGTCGAACGTAGATTGTTGTCAGCGGTGAGCCAGGTGGGGTCATTGTTGTTGTCAGCGGTGACACCATCGCCCACGTACACCTGATCATTTCCTTCTAAAACATAAATGTCCTGCTCATGCACTATCTCGTTGAGTTCAAAAGTGGTTGTTGAGCCGTCACCAACGAACTCCTGTGGATTTACCTTGCTTTTACTGACTGTGTATCTGTCGATGATGAAAGATATATTTTTGAATTCTAGTGACTTGTCTGTGATCCTTTTCTTTATCAAAGCGGAAGTGCCTTCCTTACAGTAACAAATAGGCACGGCCATCACATACCCTAGTGGTGCCTTCTGTCCAACTTGGGTTGTTCGCATCCATTGAGGCAAATAGGTCCATTCCTTGTGTCCGAGACTTTTCATTCTTGAACGCATGTTGGCCACGGCGTTTGGATAAAGTTTTTCCATTGCTCCTAGGTCTGCGCTGAGTTGGTTGGCATACCTAACCTTAGAACCACTAGTGCTGAACGACAGACCTCCGTCTGTGGTTACTTCGTATTCAACATAGTCTGCTGTGGCGTTCATTGACGATGCTCTGGGTCCTAGTATGGGTTTGGCCACAGCGGTCCTTAGATTGATAGAACTTGATATCGCATCGCCATCACTGTTTTGTAGATTGTCTTTGATTTCTAGATACACTACCTCGTATATTGTGTTAGCACCGTCTTTGGCCACGGCCGTTTTCAAGTCACCGAAGTAGAGAGTCTTTGGTGCATGATTTTGTTCCATCTGTTCCTGGAAAGTTGTCAGCGTCTGTGACTCAAGTCCTGCCATCATGAGCATCTCTGGTTTTTGTTTCATTCCGAAGTTTGGATCTTCAGGACGGTATATGTATTCAGGTGAATTAATGTTTGGATCTTGAGCTATGCTGTAAAATATGTTTTGGTCTATCAATGAAGTTGCGTGTCCGTTCATGTTACCATATTCCACAGTAGTGTATGGAATGTCGATGTTGAGTGTGAATTCTTTTGATGTGGCCGATTCCTGATACTGGTCACTGGCTGTGACAGTGAAAGTGAATGCCCTCGTAGAATCTGTAAAGTCACTAGGATCTATAGATCCTATGAGATTGCCTTGAGTCGAAAGCGAGATTCCTGTTGGCAAAGAACCTTTTGTTATCGAATAGGTAAGGACTCTGTCAGTTTCTTCTGCCACTGCTACCACACTCAGGGTGCTAGGGATATCTGCTGTCAGAGTCCCTATTGTGGCAGGTGTTGTGAATGCAATGCCGATATCGATCTCACCTATTACTTTCATTTTGAAAACTTGGTCCGTGAATACGTTCACACCAGTTGACACTGTTCTATTTGCTCGCACAGTGAAATTAAAAGTTGTTTCAACTGCAGACTGCCTCGGCAGTGTGCCATAAATTTCGCCGCTGTTGATATCTATTTGAAGTCCAGTTGGCAAACTGCCTGCCACTATGGAGTATTCAAGATCTGATTGTAAAGGATCAAAGTCCTCAACGTCAATTTTTACCACGACCGCGTTCTCGTGTCTAAAAGTGCCTAGGTCGCTTCCTGTCGAGAACACCGGACGCCTGTTTGCACTATAATCGATTGTTAGCGGGAACCCTCCAACATTTGTCATGTCTATTGTAAGCTCTGTGTTGTCGATCCTCCAATAGTCTGCTGAATAAACGAATATGCTGTTTGCCTGTTCTTCGAAACTTGTTCCATCGCTGACACGAACAATGAATTCAAAATTCTTACTTACACTTTTAGTGGTTACCGTCCTGTCATACACCACGTCATCATAATCATCGTTGATGCCATCGAATCCGCCTCTCGGTACGGATTTTTCTGCGTCAGTGAGCAACACTGTCCCTGATATCAGTCCTGTTTTTGTCATAGTGATACCTGGTGGAAGTGATCCAGACACTATATCATACACCAAAGTCTGTCCTGCTTCCGTGTCACTGTCAGAAGCCTCCATTTGTATGGAAATTTGAGAACCATCAAGTATCCAGTAGAGTCCCACACGTGTCGAGTCTTCCATTTGCAGTTGTCCAGAAGCGGTTGTAAATGTAGGTTTGTCTGAGCCTTTCACATCAAGTGTGAAAGTTCTATCTGTGATTGAGGTACCGGCCGTGGCTCGCACGACGAAGGTGTAAAGAGTTCTTTTGGCAACCTCAGCCGGTGTTCCTGTAAGGAGGCCTGTTGATGTCACCTGCATTCCAGATGGCAGGCTTCCTGCTATCACGGAGTAAACTATGGATGTAGAGTCACCAAGATCTACTGGATCGTTGGCTTCTAATTGAAGATTGAAACCTTCATTTTCGTTGATCGTTGCTAACTTACCTGCTGTGGTTGTCCACACTGGTGTTGCCATAAATTACTCCTTACAATGGTATTTATTGCAAATTAGCAACTGCTGTTCTGGCTTCTAATGATATGTTCAAGTCTCTGTCTCAGGTGTTCACGCTGTATCTTGTCAGGTTCCTTCCGGATAGCGTCCTGCAGACGTGATATTTCACTCTTGCCAGATCTTGCTTTTCTGTCGTTACGATGCTTACGCATTTTTCATATAAAACGTACCTAATGGTCGCTATTACGATTTGTCGTAGAACGGGATTACTCTCGCCGTACCGCCTATCTTCACTTCCAGATAACCTGTTGGTGTTCCGGGCAGTGCGTTGGCACCTCCCGCTGATCCAACCGTGGTCTGTGTGGCTGTGTTAAAGTCCACAACACCTGTTCCTTGTGTTGAAATAGATATGTCACCGTTTGATGTGTCGTTCTGTAATGCGTCGACTCTTGCAGTAGTCGCCTGTATCAGTGTCACGTCTATCTCACCCGCGGCTATTTTTTTATTAAAAGTGATGTTTTGTCCAGCCGCCGCATCTATTGTCATACCACCCGAGGTTGCTGAAAGTGTATTTCCATCCATTCTCAAGTTGTCCACGTTCAATTGCCCTGTGGTCGTCTGTGTTCCTGTAGCAGTTATTGGACCAGTCAGTACAATGGCACCTGTTCCTGCTGGATCTATCGTAATATCTCCATTTGAATTAGAGATAAAAGTGTCTGCATTTACTGAACCTTTTACAGTCAGTGTACCATCAACTGTGCTGTTTGAACTTATTGTATGATTGCCAACAGTGGTAATGTCCGCTGTGGTTAAAGTGCCTGACACGTTTGCACTTCCATCTACAACTAGGCCTTCGTTTATGTTAATGGTAGATGAGTCTGGTGCACTTATTGTCGTGCCTTTGATTGCTACTCCTCCTGCCACTACAGAACCTGTTCCACCTGGGGTCAGGTTAAGGTCTGCGTTTGAACTGGTTGAGATAGTTGAATCGTTTATTGTGACATTGTCAACCACCGCTGTGCCGTTGAAAGTTGCCACCCCTGATGCAGTGATTGCCGCAACTGTTGTTGCTCCTGCCACGTTAAGTGTGCCATCCACATCCAGTGCCTCATTGATACTGATTGTTGAACTGTCGTCTGACGTGATTGTTGTTCCTGAAACTTTGATGCCTGAGGCTTTCACGCTTCCTGTGCCTGAACCGTTCAACACAAGGTCGCTGTTTGAATTGCTGGCTGTTATCTCGTTGTCATTGATTGTGACATCAGCAACGTTCACTCCACCTGTTCCATTCCCCTGCAGGGTAATTGAACCGTTAGTCACTGTGCTGGTCATCGTAGTGCCGTCGATTTGAATCTGATCCGCTTCAAAGACACCAACTACTTTTGTCTGGTCACTCGCCGCGTCACCTAGGTTGATGTTTCCCTTGGCAAAAACATTACCTGTTGCTGTGATATTGCCTGATGCTGTGATATTGCCATCCACGTCAAGATTCTCATTGATTTGCACCTGTGTAGAGTCATCCGAGCTGATGGTTGTGCCTTTTAAAAGAAGGCTCGAAGCCAATACTCCGCCTGTGCCGTTTCCGTTCAGCACTAGGTTGGCATTCGACACATTTGTGTTGATCTCGTTGCCTTCTAGAGTTATCTGAGATGTAGCCGGTGAGGCATCATACAGTTCAGTGAAGTTGTCGTTAATTTTGTCAAACGCCGTTCTTAGTGGATCACCTGTTCCATCATTTGCCGACGTTCCGATGTTTATTGTTTGTTTTGCCATGGTGTATTCCTCTTTAATTCAAAGGTATTTATATTTGATTTTATAAACCTAATGTAAATTATACCTTGATCAAAGTTCTTACGAACTTGTATGTGGCAGAGTCTGCACTTATTGGAACCATCCTTACACGCACATTGCCGGAGTCCACATCCGCAGTGAATGTGACCATTGAACTACCTGTTGAACTGATGCTGGTGTCATTGATGTAGGCGTTTGTGCCGTCGTGGGTTACATAAATCGTGTGTAAACTAAATCTTGAGTTGGTTGTGTCTGAAATAGACACGTCGTATCTGGCACTTCTATAACTTGCAACAGCGAAAGTATCTAGGTTAGCAATAGAGGAACTGGATGTGGTAGCCTCACCATCACTTATGTCACCACGTGTCAGAGCAGTTACGCCTGTGATACCGCCCGCCACTGTCAACACACCAGAAATGTTCACTGCGTCATTGATTTGTATTGCACTAGAATCAGTACTGCTGATGTTATTGACGTCAACAGTGTCAACAGTCAAGGTCCCAGTAACGTTTAGCCCATCATTGATTTGTATGGTGGTAGAATCGTTAGAACTAATGGTGTTGGTGTCGATTGTGTCAACGCTCAATGTCCCCGAAACATTCAAGTCATCGCTGACCAACACAGCGGAACTGTCATCTGAACTGATTGTGTTCACATTGAGAGTCTCGTTGATCTTTATCGCACTCGAGTCATCCGAACTCAATGTTGTGCCATTCACCCTCACTGCTCCTAGGATCAGGTTCCCTGTTCCTGATGGTGTGATGTGTAAATCTTCGTTGGATCTTGTGCCTTCTATGTGGTTGTCTCTTATCTGTATGCCTTCCAGTTCGATGACGCCTGTACCATTGGCCGTCAACTTAAGGTTGGCGTTTGAAGCAGTTGTGCTGATCTCGTTGCCCGACAGTGATATCTGTGAGCTCACTGGTGAGGCCGCGTACAACTCCGTGAAGTTGGCGTTGATCGAGATCATGGCTGATCTCAGGCTATCACCTGTGCCGTCGTTTGCGTTAGATCCTACGTTTAATACTGTCTGTGCCATATTTAAACTCTATTTATCGTTACGGAGATACGTTCTTGAACGGATGGTCACTGGGTAGATTCGACGTCAAACCCCACTTGTGAGCCAGGTATCCCTCGGCCTTTTCGAACTCCGTTATGTCCGTACCACCCGTGCCCGGTAGTGCGCCAACCACGAAGAACTCCGCCACCCTGCCGTCCAGCCTCTCGTTGGCCCTGTTACGCATTATCCTTATGTCCTGGTTCTGGTTGATGGAGTTGTTGTAGTCGTTGACCGGAGTGAATGCGTTGGCGCCGTCAACCCTGGTGCTGATCTGGTTGCCGGTTGTGTTGAATATGGTGCCCACTATGTGGAATGCGTCGAGGCTGACCCCAGAGTCGAAATCCTGTTTGTTCCCTATGGTATTTGAGATTCTGTTCGAACCCAGGGAGTCGAGGTCCAACTCACCGTCGAACGCACTGGCGTTACCGGAACTCACAGCGTAGTCCCTCTTGCTGGTTCCTGACACCGTGTTGTTCTCGAAACTGTAGAAACTGTCCTGCGTGTCATTCACTGAGTCCGCCAGGAACACGCCTATGGCCCAGTGGTTGCCGGATCCGTCTGAGACGGCCTGTTCGTCTGAAGTGATCAAACTCTCCGATCCGTTGAAGTCCCAAACATTTAGGCTGTTGAGGGCACTGGAAACCCTGGTAGGTGTGCCGTCGACCGTGATTGTGAAATTGCCTGCTTTGTCAGTGACAGATGAAAGGTTGCTTCCACTGAGTGAATAACTTGACGTGTCTGATGCGTCGATGTGGAAACGTGTGGTGATGCTCGCCGTAGGATCCCAGTTGCCGCCCACTGTGATGATGTGTCTGTGTATACCCAGAGGCATTCAGTCCTCCTATGATGACCTGTAGTCCTTGGCAATGTTGCCCAGGAAGTTAGTTCCGTCGTTAATGATCGTCACTACATCGATGTCACCACCGCCTGTGGATAGTGTGCTACTGTTGGATGGGAACTTGACAGCGGATGATCCGTCAGTGCCGAATGTGGCCGTCCTTGTTCCTGTGCCATCCTGTGTGATGATCAAGGTCACGGAACCACCTGTTGGTAGGTTGGTGATGTTGAATTCTGTTGACGTTCCTAGTGTGACGGTGTGTATGCTGGCCAATGCACAGTTGACAGTTATGGTTGAACTTGATGTAAGTGCATTGATCTTCTCAATGTATCCTGCGTTGAATGTCACCGGGCCTTGTGCGACGACTCCGCCCGTGCCCGATGGGTCAAGTGTGATGTCAGCGTTTGAAGGTGATTGTATCGTGCTACCCGTGAACGTGATGTCCCCGGTTGATGCGCCACTCACTCCACTTATCTCTGAGTCAACATATGCTTTTATAGATTGCTGTGTGGCCAGTGCTGTGTCGCTGTCAGAAGACATGTTGTCTTCGTCGAGTATAGTCGTCACAGTTGAACCACTGGTTCCTATTTTTAAATTCTCTAGTACGATCGTTCCTGTTCCTGATGCGTTTATCTGTAGGTCAGCGTTTGATGTGGCTGACGTTATGGTGTTGTCTGTGATCTGCACACCGTCGAATGTGCTTGAACCTGTTGCTGTGAATCCCACCGCGTCTATGTTGCCCGAACTTGATATGTCCGCTGTTTCTGTGTCACCACCTGTGACAACCAATCCGCCGACCGCGGTGACTTTTCCTGTTCCGCTTGGATCCAATGTTAATGGAGCATTTGAAGGTGAACTAATAGTGCTTCCTGATATTGTCAAATCACCTGTTGTGTCACCGCCAACTGAATCTGCGTATGCTTTCACAGCCGCTGATGTTGGGATTGTCGTGTCGTTGTTGTTTGATCCTATGCCCTCGCCTGCTGTCACTA